ACGGCCCAATCTGGCGGCTTTACTGCGGCATCTATTTTAAAATTAAAAGCAAGAATTCTTTGGATAGCAACATCTGTAGCTGTGAACTGAAATACATCTGTTGTAACACCTAAGCTTCTCCATCCTTTTGCCTCAAAATACTGAATACAAACTTTATACTTAGCTCTGGATTTAAATGTGAATTGACTAAGTGAATTCTTCCTTAACAAATCATCTCTTTGAGGCGCAGTTAATGAAGCAAAATCGCCTGGTATGTCACTTCTCCAATCATTAGTAGGATCGGTAACAACAGCAATATCTGTGATATTAAGGTCGGTAGGTATAACCTGTTCATTCAAACAGTCTCCATACACAAATCTATTGTCAATAGCCTCAACCGTTCCAGCTTTAAATGGCACGGTGTCAAAAGGCTGATCAAAATCTTCTTGCGGAATAATCGTATTGTCTGCATCCCCATTATAATATTGCAACCTGGTAAATGAAGCAACTGGTATAGTCTTCCATATTTTCCATAAATCAAGTTCTCCTTCTCGGTAAGCCAGCACAATACTATCTACGGCCATTGCAAATTTAACATTTGAATGGTCAAAATAATTGTAAGACACATTAGCCCCTGGAACATCAAGAATCATCCCCGGAATATCTACCTCAATTGAGGTTATGAATCCTGGCGTATAAACACCAGCAATATTTCTTACACCTCCCCTTGCTGTAACAGCGGCTTTACTAATCGGGCTAAATCTAGATTTTAATTTACCTTTATAAATATATTGATAAGCAAATTGATAAGCTTTGTTCTTTAGAATTTCAAAATTGTTATGTGTACCATCATCATAAACACGTGGTATTGGGGGCATGATCGGAGACCACTTATGGTGTGATAAATGGAACTCTCTAAAATTAGAAGCACCATACGTCACAAACATAGCAGCTATTGAATTGACATCAATAAGCCTTGGGTTATTATTCCTGTCGGTGAAGGCCATCCAATTATCAAGCTTTGCAGCTTTAACAAAATAGGTTGATTCCCAGCCCAAGTCTAACCTTAGTAATTCATAAATGGTATTTGTCGCTACATCCCATTTAGTGATCGTATCGTTATTGTTTGAATTCCAATTGAACATGTAAATGCACTGGAATTCATAATCTTCATATCTGCCGATTGTCTTATTTGTTCCCGCAGGAGGAGATCCAGATGTAATGCCATCAGGAAGAATGTATGCTGTTATTTGAGTGGTACCTTTTAAATTCTCAAGATCACCAAAATTATCGCCACGGCTAGAACCAATCCTAGCATTCAAAGCATAACGATAATCTCCTAATTCAAAAGGGGATTTAATACCTGCGGGAGTCGGTAAAGGAGTAACAATGCTGTCGTCTTGATTGAGACTGCCGAACGGGACAAATACAGATTGTTTATTATTAGTAGCCATTTATTCTTTTTCATCCACTTCTTCTTCAAGAGGATTTGTTTCGCGATAAGTCTTCTCACAGCAATATTTACCAGATTTGTCATAGTATGATTTCTCTAAAATAAAACCATTACTGATCGGCTCAACCGTATATCTTGGCTTTTGAGACATATCTCCGCCTTCAGGTTTATTGCTTTTAACCTGAGATTTGGCTGAAGACTTGTTAGATTTTATTTTCATAAACTTTTAAAGTTTTGTTGTCATTCTTGCTTGTGATCTGCTCAATGAAATTAATGTCTTTGGATCTAGATCGTTGTATCTAGCGCGCAACTTTCTTCCTTCGTCAAACAAATCTTTCCCGGCTTCATCCTTTGTGTAATTCGTTGCTTTTGGATTATTCTTTCTTTCGTAACGATATTCCATATAAGCAAAAATATAATCCTGTTCATAAGGATGGATGATAGTTTCGCCACAAGGATCAATGCCATCTGAAATATATTCTAAGTAAACTTGAGGATATGGATAGTCGTAGTCTAAGAATAATTCCTTGCAATTTCCGTTATCAATAACCTTAAAAAATCCTTTACTTGGCAGTCCACCACCGAATGACATGAAGTTTGATCCATTGAAATTATTGAAGTAATAACCTCCGTACTGATTAAAATCAGTTCCGTTCGGCATATGTTGGCTAAGAAGTCCTGCGATTGTATTATCTCCAACATGACGTTCAGCGGAAGATAGATCATCGTTCAGCGCGAGGGTAATTACGTACTGACCTCTTTTAATTCCGATCTTCAGCCAATCAACGAAATCAGCAGGTAGCACTACTGTTTTCCGTTCTGTTACCGTTAATAGTTTTGTGCATGGTTGCTGGAAGATGTCGAAACGAATTTCTTTAACAGCTTTAATAGCCCACTTCAATGACTTCTGATAGAATGATGAATGTAACTCGTTTTCATCAAGAAAATCGTCGCAAATTGCGGACAGAGAATAGTAGCGTGATTTATCTAAACTCATGCGGCCACATCTTTAGCATCCCTAACCTGATCAGTTTGACCAGTTCGTTTCATTACAAAGTATTTTATCGCAAGAGCGATCACTTCTCCTTCTTTGTTTGCCGGCACTGGATATGCAGCCGTATCAGTTATATCAGCAGCACTTCTTATAACAAGCCTCAACCCAACATTTCCGTATTTCTTTTTAACACCACATGAGGTAAAGTAAAATCTTGTTCCTTGTGGATACCCACCAAGTCTACCTTGTAATCCACCGGCCTGTTGACTTTTAAATCTTCTGTACTCCTGATGAGTCATAATTATCACAGAATGATCATCGCTATTTTGTCTAAATTTAAGCGGCCAAATTTCATCTATACCTCTATTCTTTGGTAACTCAACATAATTAGAAGGAAAATCAAAATAACTTGGTAGTTCATTATCTTGATCTGTAACAACTACCTCTGGCCAAGTTGTAACAAAATGTTCAGCTACATGCTGCCCAGTAAATTTCCAATTATCAAAATAATCAGCCTCAGCCATCCTATTCACAATATCATCCACAACAGGAAAAACTTCCCGTTCCTGAATCTTAAAGTCAAGGTTCGGGTAATCATCTTGAAGTCCAAGAATCACTCGTTGCGCATAATATAGTTTCGTTTTTATCATGTGCCCTGAGCTTGTTTGGTTTGTGAGTACTGCAATATCATCTCCTTATTAAGGTTGATGCCTACCTTCTCAAGTATCATTGCGGTAATATCCATCATACTGATTAATCCTAGTGTGAAATCTGTCGATGTTGCTGCATTATACACAGGCACATCATTCACTACGTTGTATCCCCAAATTGGGTCATTCGGATATTTGATATACTGAAGCTTGAACGATCCAATTGAATAAGGATCAATGAAGCCATATGGATTATTAAAAATGATGTATGGATACGCTTCCGTTGGCGGCAGAATAACATTCTTTTTAATGAATGGATATTCATCGCTTTGTATCTCAACAATAGAAGAAAAATCATTCTTCTGCCAGGAGTCAGGCCACATAAATCCTGATGGGTAAACAAAGTCACCATTCGCGTTTATTGGGATGGTAATTGGCCCATAAAGAAATGGTCTCAAATCAACATCGGTTCTCCTGTTTGATTTATAAGCTGGTGATGGCTGGCGAAGATTACCAAGTCTTGTTGTAACAAATTCTAATTGACAGTTTTTAGCCAATAAATTAAATTGGGCAGGAGGTAAATATCCCCTGCCGTTTTTATCTGAAATGTAATTTACAAGTTGGTAAACCTCGTCTATCATTTTTTAGTCAGGTTTAATAGCTTGAGGATCAAGTTTTGACTCTGATAATGCTGGATCATTCTTTTCATCAAGAACAATTCCATTAAAGTATTGGTACCACATTGCCTCTAAGAATGGCGGCAATTCAGTAGCGAAGTGAGTCTCGATCTCAATTTCTTTTCTGCCTAGTTCACGTAAACTCTTTTGCAACTCTTTTGCTTTAGCAGGATCAATTACGTATGATCGCTTATCTTCACCAAGAGCAAAAGTTTTTGTCTTTTCATCAATCAGTGCACAATCTACCCGCACTTCATTTTCTGCATCTGCGTAATCCTCAAATAATGCTGTCGTTTTCTTTAAAGTTTTTTCTAACGCATAATGCAATTTTGTTCTGTCTGGATTTCGGTTGATGTAGTTTTGAGCTGCATTTCTGAAATCAAGAAGTTCAGTGTTTGTAATTTTTTTGGTTGCCATAATTATTTGTTTTAATTTATTTTATTTTGATTAAGGTGTAGGCTGAACGATAAACCAGTTAAATGTACTTGTGTCAGCCGCGTTCGTGCTTGTTACAGTAAAAGAGGTTCCTGAACTTATTGTGTAAGAAAGAAATCCCTGAGTTCCTCCAGGTGTTGATACAGTTACAAATATTCTAGACCCAGTTATAGCTTTAGTGGTATTTACCGTCAATGTTCCAGCTACCAATGTTCCAACTCCTAACGTAGCATTAGTGCCCTCTTTAACAAAGAGGCCATTGCCAGCAGTTACCATTGCTATGCTACCATCTGTACCTATTGCGTAGTTATTAGTTAATGCGCCATTAGTCCCTGCGGCAGCGTCCTCTACATAAAGTCCATAAGGATTAGTAACAGTACGAGTACCTGATGTACCAGCATAAGTAACCCTCTTTATCCAAAAATTCCTTTGTGTTGCAGTTGTTCCGCTAGCTGCTGTTTGGATTGCTCCATCAAATCTAAAGTTTGGAAACTCTGTGGCGGTTGTCATGCCAGTACTTGCCCCAGGAGTTGCTATTAAAGTAGGTATCCAAGACACAGTTAAAACTGGTTGAGTAAGGTTAAGTAATGCAGTAGGTGAAGTCGCTAATGTGCCTGATCCCCCAATTATAGTATTCACCCCTAAGTTAAACCTAGTTCCAGCAGTCTGCCAAATATTAACCAATGATCCAGCATTCAAAACGTATCTATAATTTAAGCTGCTATTCGTGGCGCCATTGGTTGTAGTTATATCTAATAACATTCTTCTTTCACTTGAACCTGTGCCAAGGGATGAATTTAAAACCTGGAAAGAGCCAACCGCATTAGCTGTACCTGTTTGATTAGTTATCAAACTAAGCCCGGCTTGTTTAGTATCATTAGATGTGGTCAATCCAGTGCTAATCTGGAAATCAGCATTAACATTATTCGCTGCACTAAATCCAGCGGCATTAACATAACCACCAGCTGTATTTGAATTATTAGCTATATATCTATCTGATGGAAGTAAATAAAGATTTGCTCCACCTGTATATGTAGATGCCAATGTACTAAGAGCGGTATTTGTAAATCTAAGTACACCAGTTGCAAGATTACTGGCGTCTGTAAAAAGAGTATTTGAGTCAAACCATTTTCCCCTTGCGTCATTTTCTACATGCATTGTAATATTAACAGGGACATTTTTAAGAGAACTACCATCAAAAATTATTTGAGTATGTCCCGCATGTGATAGTATTTCCCCATCAGTTGAAAATGAAGATCCCCAAATTACATAATTATTATAGTTCCCAATCGCATAAGGTAAGTCAAGTCTTGTATGTTCGCCAATATTCCACCCATATTCAAATCCTGAAGCACATCCTCTACTTACAATGTTTGGACCATCATTTAATATCGTTGACACGTAAAAACCATATGTATTAGATCCTAAAGCAGTTGTCGAATTATCAAGCGGAACATCTATGTATGCAGTACAGTTATATATTGATATTGTTGCAAAGTTCTTACCAGAAAACCCACTTATGTAGGGTGCGTGAGCGCCATTGTTAGTATAACAACGAATACCAAAATCTTGTAATACAATCTCATTAAACCCAAAAGCCTGATAACTTCCTGTAGGTCCTATCCCTCCAAAAACTCCAGATATTGCTCCTGATGTTGCGATCCTTGTTGAATAAAATAATGTTCCAGACCACGATATTTTAGTGTATCCAGGCAAAACTGATCCTTCGCCCTTTAAATTAATAGCAATTCTGTTCGAATTTGCATCAGATGTTTGAGGAAAATATATCTGACAATTAGGATTTGCACCTCCTACGCTAGATTGTAATGCCCCATCTATAATATAGATCCCCAATGGGGCAAATACCGTTCCTCCATTATTTGCAGAACATGCATTCAAAGCCGCTTGTATTGCCGCTGTATCGTCAGTGCCCCAAACTATATTTGAAGTTGTTACAGAAGTAGAAGCATTTGCAGCCAATGTTACTTGTGTTGGAGATGTATATGTTAAGATAGTGGTTTTCAATGGTGCACCTGCTGCACCTGCACCAGACACAAGAATGATTTTGCCAACATCAGTGGACGCAAAAACGGCTCCGGCAGCACTAGTTAAAATTGCCGTTCCGCTTGTTATCGTGCCATCATTAACAGTGCTTACCTTACCATCATGGACAGCACCAAAATATTCTACATTAAAAATTTTTTCAACGCTTCTCTCTAAAGCTTCGTCAGATTCAGTCACATACCATACCGAATTGCTTGCTTTATATTGAAAATTTAATGTTCTCCCAAGCCTAGTGAGAGTAGTTGAAGTAGGCCCTGTTGTTCTATTGATATGATCACTACCACCCAGTGCTACAGTTATTGTGAAAGATGTAGCATTTGAAGGCTTAACTAACTTAACACCTACTCTAGTCCCATCAGCAGGAGCAGTTGGAATTGTTACTGTGAATGCTGAAATTGTCCCATCACATAAAACCAGATCGCCTGCAACTGCTATATAATTTGCTGTCTTTTCAGTAGTAGGTGTCAGTTTAGTTCCAGATGATGACCATGTTAATCCACCAGATCCATCATTAGTTAATACTCCAGAACTATTAGTTGGCCATCCAACAATTCCGGTTACTGGTGGCAATCCAGTGGCATTTGTTAAAACTAATCCAGTTCCATTTAGAGCATTATATAATTCTGTAAAATTTCCATTTATCTTGCCCCTTGCCGAAGCTCCAGAATCTCCATTATTAACAATTTGCTGTGCCATTATATCTTCAGTTAAAGATTAGTCAATCCAAAAATCTTCATCATGCCAACTGCCAGAATCGTCCCAAAATCCAGTCCTTAATATCCAGTCATCTCCTGGAGTTGAGCCTGATCCAGCACCACTCTCTAAAATTACAATTGTAATAACTGGTGAAAACATCTGATTATGGCTTATAAATCATGAAATTAAGAAGAATCCATAATTATTTCTAACCTTATTTTGGATGTTACGTATATGTCTGTATATTCGTAATACTATGCGCATAATCAGAGTTTTATTAAAGAATGGGACAGAGAAATTTTACTCTTCACTAGATGTGGCCTTGTCATGGTTGCCTGGACACAAGAGAGCAACTGTCGACTACCATCTTCAAAGGAAAAAAAAACCTTATAAAACTGATGAACTGACTTTGACAAGAATAAACGTAACCAATAAAAAAAAATGAAAACTACAATTCTCTCTATTTTGATTTTAGTAATGATGAGTTCGTGTGCTGATTTTGTGGATGATGATTATACGATAATTCCAAAATGGACTCGCCCACATATTCATGAATTCTTCAGAATAGCAAAAAGTAAAAACTTAAATATTGATTCTGTTGGATTAAAGATTTTTTATAAAAAATTTAGTGGCACTATACTTGCAAACTCAACACCTGATGATAAGATTATTAGAATAGACACAACTACATTAAGTTGGAAACTTTATCGAGAAGCTTTAATATTCCATGAGTTAGGTCATGTTTATCTTCATCGCGGGCATAGAGATGACTTTTTTGTTAGCGGAAGGCCAAAATCCATAATGAATTCAATTCAATTACCAATATATACAGACAGCACTTCTCTATCAACAAATCCTGATTATAGAAAATATTATATCAATGAATTATTTAATGAGAATGAACCGACTCCATATTGGGATAAATGATGTATTTAAATTCTTACTGTAACATTAAGGCATATATTAATACCTGATCCAGATATAAAAGTAAATGTTCCATAAGGAGTAAAAACAAGTCTTGTGTTGGCATTATCAACAGATACTATGCATGGTATATTTTGCCCAGTAGGAACGTTAACTGCGGCTCCGATCATTATTCCGTCAGTTCCATACTCGTTGTTTAGATATGTGCTCAATGTAGGTGGTATAGTAATTTTAACTACTCCTGGTGTTGCGGCAAAAGCTATACCGATAACTTGTATCGCAACTATAACTTCCCTGTTTGATACTCTATACCTAACAAAATTTGCTCCAGTTATGGCTGTGGAGGCTGTACCAGCTTGATTTACAACATCACTAGTAAGGACATTATTTGAGGTATAAGCAGAATCAACTGCATTTAATAAAGTTTGAATGGCGCTTGATAACTTAGCCAGAGTCGTGCCTCCATCTTTAAGTCGCAAGGAATCTGAAGATATTTCTATAGTAGACCCATCAACATTAACATCAAATGTTCTATTCGCGCTTAAATCACCACCGCCAGAAAGTGCATTGCCAGCCGATAATGAAATTGTCTTGTCGGCTTTACCTGATATATCTGTAGATAATGAAGCTGCTGTCCTATATTTTATTTGACCAGTGGAAGAGTCTCTAACTAAAACCTGTGTTAACGCATTGTCATTCGCTGGTGTAGTTAAAATATTGAAATTAGGTACATAAATCTGACTTGGATCAGCGGCCCTAGCTGATAGCCCATCACCACCAAGTATACCACTAAACGGAGAGTCTGATGGGATATGTTGATTTCTTCCTCCTAATATGAATGAATAATTCGCCAGAGCCCCATGACCTACTGTTTGAGAGTTATTATTTGAACTAAAATTAAATGAATGAATTCCAGCGGCAAGTACTCTTTGAGTAGGGGCTGGCGTTATTGCATGGCCAGCATCATCTTGATGTCCATATGCCCACGAAGCATATCCAGATGCCTCTGTCCACTCACCTCCAACTGTTGCTGACCTAGATGATGTTAATATATTATGGTTGCCACCAAGCATGGTGCCCTGTGTAGCATCTGTCGAAACATTATCATATCCACCAAGAATGACAGTCTCAAATATACCGGAGAATGGGTTTGAATCTGTAAGTAATATCCTGTTTTGAAATCCTGAAAGAATAGCATTATCACCGATACCATTACTATTAGATCCGCTTTTTGTCATATGGTTATCTTCACCAAATACAAAATTCCATGCGCCTTGATCAATACTACAATTCAATCCTAAGACAAAATTATAACTCAATTGATTGTTTGTATTACCAGTACCTATTGTTAACCGATTATTTACGTTGTCCCATAAAAAATTTGTGGTGTACGCAGGAAGTCCTGATTGTACTTGTAAGAAAGTGTTATTTGATCCAATTGCTCTCCTACTTAATACATTTGTAGCAGACCCATAAAGTATGTCGCCTGTAGATATAGCATTTAGCCCAGTGCCTCCTGATGTAACTGACAAAGGAGTAGTTAAACTTAAGGCCCCTGATATAGTAACATTTCCTCCAACCGAAATATTTTGAACGACAGATAGTGAGCCTGTCATTGAAATGTTATTGATCCCAGAGATATTATTATTTATAATAATTATACTTCCTGAATTTTGATAGGTAGAAACAAATGTCTGTATCGGATTAGGTATAACTGGAAATGAAGTGAGTTGGGCTGATCTCTTTAACTGTAAAAGAAGACGATTTAATGCCGCATCATTTTGCCCTATAGTATGGTCAATTGCTGTACCACCTGTATTTAAAACAATAAATTTCATCAACAGGTTAAACAGTTGTCTAACACGAACCAATTGTCTTATTGTTTTTGGCTGCTTAGGAGTTCCTTCCTGATCAATGATGTCACTCCCTAAAGAGGCGATCTTTAAATTTGATTCTGATAAAATACTAAATGCATCAGGTATTAGCATTGTGTACAGGTATCTTCAAGTTCTCTGATTATTTTCTCCATGATCTCCGGATTGCCATTGGCAAAATTAGTATCCGCAGATTGCTTCTTTGCATAAAGCATATCAATATAAGTATCATCCTTATTCGCGCATCCACAGTTAGCATCATCCTTATCGCGAATGCATACATTAGTTCTGTACTCACTGTAAAAATTCTGGTAGTATGTCTCAATGCTTGCGTTACCAATGATGGTAGTCAAGTCAGTTACCTCAGTGAAATATATTGGATTGGTTGGTAGTTGTCCGGTAGATGATCCGATAGCAATATAATACTTACCGTTCGTGGTATAGTAAAAAACATTTCCAGCAACATAAGCGGTAAGCGCACTGTAAAATTGTATGCGTAATCTGATTAATTCAAACCATCCATCTACCAGTGTTGATACTGAGTAAGAAAGATTAGTTAAAACATCACCTTGCTCAGGATTGGTAAACGTTCTTACAGCATTCACATCAGTCTTGGACCAAAGCACATATTCTGCAGCTTGATTTCGATCTTGATTTGGACTTCCATAAACTGTTGTGTTTGTGGCAATGGCTGTGAGCCCGCCATCTTGCTGAGTAATTGGAAATATCGGAACTAAAGCCATAAAAAAAGGAGTCAATTACGACCCCTAAGTTACAAACTTTCTTAATAGTTTATTATTCCCAATAATTTAGTTCCTCTTGGATGCGTTCGTACTTCTCACGATAGTCTGCTTTTTGAAGCATTTTAACAAGTGCCTCCATTGGATCTTCTCCTGGTAAATGCTGGCAAACAAGGTCACCATCGGTAGAAAAAACCCACTGACGTTTATCCACTTCGTACTCAATGGTGCCAATATCATCAGCTTCCATAACGGCCATTTTTATAGCCATTGACTCATTTTTATTCAGCATGAAGAACTCGCGAGGGTTCTGTCTGGCAAATCTACGCAGATCAATTTTCACTGAATTGTCACCACTTTCTAGCATCCGGCCGGCAGTAGGAATGCCAATAGCGGTTGCGTATTGAACGATCTTTTCACGGGTTCTCATATTCACAACGGCAGTCTCAGCTTCAAAAGCCAAGTCCATTCCAGCGATAGTATCAGCCCAATTCCTACGGTTACCAACATCAATTCTGCGGAAGGCTGGCGCTTGTGATCTATCCCGGCGTTTATTAGATTCGTTCAAAGGATGCAACTCCAGAAGAACATACTCCAAATAATTACGGTCGATTGGTACATTTTTGAATCCATCGATGAAAATAAGGTCTTCCACAACTTCTTCAACCATCTCTTTTCCATCGCGAACAACCTTTTCAGATCGAGTCACATTTTTCAATAACCTATGTCTGGCCAGCACATCTGATTGATATGGGTCGTAAATCACATATCTGCCTGGGATAATAAGTGGAGGAGCAATGACGGCCTCTTTTGTAAGAGGGTCAATCTGATCCTTACCCAATACCTCATATACAGCCACCTTTCGTTTTGTTATCGGAGGAAGCATGCTTGAACTTAATCCTTGACACTCAATAGGCATTCTTTTCTTGTAAACGCCATCTTCTCTTTTTATTCGAACAGATGTTTTATCACCCATTTCTTGAAGATGTTTTATTGATCGGGTGCGATGCGGACCTTTTTCTACTTCGATTTTATCATCACCTTCTTCCTCTTCTTCTTCATCGGGTCCAAGATTTTCTGGTCCTTGTGGCTCGTCTAATACATCGCTCATAAAATTCTTCTCGATATCCTCAATGCTTGGCAGTGGCGACATTTCTTTCTTTGTTTTTGACATATATTGTTGTTTTTAAAATTGATAATATGTTTAACTATTTTAGATATAAATAAAAGGCCAGGGGTTTTACTCCCTGAGCCTCTCTTACACAACGTTTAGTTATGGCAACTTTACGCAGCCGGTTGTAAACGCTGACCTAAGATAAACTTAGATGCAGCAACCACCCGGGTGCCTTTGCTTGAGCGAATATGGATACGTCTCACGTTCTGATCATCCGTAGGAGTATCAGCCATGGCTCCAGTAGTGAACATTTGATAATGTCCGCGTGAACCACCTCCGATAGATTTCTTCCACATGATAGTGAATGCATCTTTCATGATACCTGTTTTCGCATCTTTTGTTTTATCCATAGGAGCGATAATGAAGTACCAAGGATAGTTAAATCCAGGAAGTGCGGTAATATCAGGATGGTTCAGGATCATAAGTTCCTTCACATTGAATGTGAATCCACCAATTTTTACTTGGTCAATATTCAAATCAACTGTAGACCGGTTGTACACCAAGCTACCATTAACTCCGAATTGAGAGATAATGTCCTTTGCTTTCAAAAGGAATTCATAACCGCATTGCAATAAACATTCACGGCCTTGGTTCAATTTCCGGCGAAGACGGATAATTTGTTCGAACAATGCCATCGTTGGATTGTTGTCATAGTACAGTTTAGGCGCATTCAACTCCAAGTTAGGCATGTAACCTTGAGTGGTAGAGATTGTAACAGCCAAGCCGTTTTTATCAAAACCAGGGATTGCAGTACCAAAAGGAGTGAGGAAAAGACCAGCTTGTTCCATGAATGCAAAGCGCATTTCAGTATCAGAGAATCCACGTGGATAAACGAAATTGATTTCCTTTCCTTGATACACAAAAGGATAAGTTTCGTTGGTCGCTTCTATGTCGGTTTGATCATAGTAATCCGCAAAACGTTGGATGTAATTGGTGAACGTTTTGCTGGTTGGAGAGATACCTTTTTGCATTCCATAAGACGCCTCCTCGAAAGCAGAGCCTATTACTGCAAATTGATCACCACCATAAACACCAGCGGCATTGGTAATTGTATTGGTAAGAGAAGGGAATGAAGACACAACCTTCACTAAATACAACCTATGAGCGCCTGCAATTGACTCTCTTTTACCGCTGATACGCCACACACCTTTATTTTTGAATTGGATCAATTGACCAGTTCTAGGGTATGAGTATTTAAGAGCAAGAGCTCCTGTTTGTGGACTATGGCTTATGGAGGCAAGTTGAACGTAGTCCAAACCTACATAAAGCGCATCATCTCCATTAACCAAGGATGCTGTCCCGAACACGTTGGCCTGGGTAGAATCAGTGTTGATGTAAGGAGCATCAAATCTCTTATTGGCTTCATGATGGATAATTTCTTCACCCTTCACTTCTTCCATAAGACCCATTTTGAACATTTCTCCGATATCTGTTTCCAGCGGATTGACGTCAAACATCGTTGGTCCAACTTGAGGTTTATGGATAAAACTCATTTGGGATATAAGCGGATTTTCTTCACGTGCTGCGACGGAGAAGTCCTGCCAGGTATTTACTTCTGTGAATAATGCCATTGTTTTCGGTAGTTAAAGATTTTTATCCTCAACCTCCGATGTTGCACAATATTAAGTAACAAGAGATTTTATCTCCTTGCCGCTTCTCTCTCTGCCTTTTTCTTTGCCATCATTCTATCAGTTTGGGCATCTATGCTCTCATCCTGAATATCACCACTTGATTTTGGTTTTCTGTCCGGTTTCTTTTTTCCGATGTCCTCGGCTTTAAGTATGTGTGCGCGACTCCGTGCGGATTTAAGCGCCTCTTCTACCATTTCTGCACCGAACAGTGCGAATGCGGCTTGTTGAAATTTTTGTTCCGGATCAAATCCACCCACTAAATTACCTTTCTCATCATAAGACCTTGGGTTGCTTAAATAGCCTTCTGCGACCACTTTAATTTTACCTAATTTGTCTTTGTTGAATTTGTAGATAAATGGATTCTTTGGATCATCATCCAGTTCAAATACTAAATTATCTAATCCGTCAAGGTGCTCGTTGAATGATTTTGTATTGCTTGCGATACTTGAAACCACTTCTTGAGGAACCTCTTCTGGTTTAGGTTTTTCTTCTTCACTTATAGTTTTAAATTCTTGTTGTTTCTCTTCAATGAACTTCTTGGCCTTTGAAGCATCGATTTTAAGATCGCTCTCTAAATCTTCTTTCTTGTCCTTATATGCTTCTATAGACTCGAAGTCTTCTTCTTTAACAATGTACTTACTCTCAAATCTCCGGTTGAATTTTCTCCTGGACTCATCGATGCTGAGTTCTGGATGCTGCATGATGAATTCCTGTTCAAGTATTAGTTTAGGATCTGTTTTATTAACATCTATGCTAATAAGTGAGGCCATCATTTGAAGACCATCCTGAAGTCTGGCTGGATCGTAGTCCTTTAATGCTTCATAAACTAATTTTTGTTGTTCACTTTTGAAGACTGGTTCTTTCGGAGCGGCCTTTTCTAATTCAGCAACTTTTTTAATGAGGACTGTATTTTCATCCAAAAGTTCTGCAGCGCGGTCAATTACCTCAATGAACTCCTCTTCGTTTTTGATTCCGTATTTATCGGAAAAATTATCGGCAATGAAGTTATCAATTTCGGCAGGCTGATCTTCTTCTTTCTCCTCTTCATTTTCTACTTCTTCTTCAGGCTTATCGTCATCCTTAGACTCTTTTTCTTCAGACTCTTCCTCTTTCTTATCGGCATCAACTTCTTCATTCTCTTCTTCGGTTTCCTGTTCTTCCTCCTCTGTTTCAACCTTGTCTTTCGGAGCCTCTTTTTCAATTTTTGTATCTGCGGGTTTGTCCTCTACGGTAACCATTTTGTCTTCATCGAACGAATAAATTTCTCTTGCCATAACTTATTTATTTCTATAAAGTTCAGAATACTTTATCAGAAAAGCAAAAAGCCACTTTTTAGGGTGGCTTTTTGGGAGGTTTAGGTTAATGAATTATTTCGTGTAGACTTCATCAATAAACTTGAAATGGTATCCTGCTGGATTTGCTGATTGATGAACAACGGATGTTCGATCTTGCATTGGCCCGCAGTCAGGAATAATTTTAATATTAACACATATTGGGCTCCATACTCTTGTTACAATTGCTGGAATATCATCATCATTGTGATTTGATTTAGCAATTGAATCATCTGGATTTGGTGTAAAAAGGACTATCTCGCCTATTTTTGGAGTTCGTCCTTGAACGAGAGTTATTGTCGTTCCTTCTGAAGTGGTACCGGTGTAAGTTTCATTTTTCATAATTGTAAAATTGTTTAGTTTTAAAGATATTCAAAGATATAAATTATTTTTCTTTCGATTTACTCATTGCTTTCTTCGCGTCATTATCGGCCTTTTTTGAATCGTTTTCAGCTTTCTTTGCGTCACCTTCTGCCCTCACCTGAGCCATGGCATACTTCGGTTTATTCTCAACAGCCTTCTTAATGATCTCATCAACACTGGTTTGTTTGGCAATTTGCTTTTTAACCTGATCAGATTTGTCAGCAATAACTCCTTCGAGTTCTTTAGTTCTATTGAGTATATCCACGTCAATTTTAGCCTTCAATTTCATCATCTCTTCCTCGGCCATTGCTTTGGCTTGAATAACTGCAATTTCTCCATCTGTCTTATCAGAAGCAGCTTGACGATTTGCATCCATAGCAGCCTGTTGGTTGGCGACATTAGCTTGCCCTGCCTTCCGTTCATTGATCTTAATACGGATACCAAGTATCTGACGTGCCTTCTTGAGATTTTTTATCTCGCGGATAAAAGCTACATCCAAATGAGTAAGCGTTCCTTTATCCAGACCAATTGCTAAATCTTGGAAGAAAGCTGCCCATTCTTGTGCCGATGGAGCCCGCACTAAAAATAATCCATAATCGCATAAAGCGATACTATCCGGGATGGTAAAGTGACGTCCCATGGCAGGAATGAATCCTTCAATACCAACCCCATCTCGTTTAGCCTGCTGAACGAGCAGTAATAGTTGATTGGTCGCTGCCCGATACATATAGGTGTAAGAATTGAAAAGATACTCCATATCTAGATCACCAGTAGCTTGCGATTGCTCCATAACACGAACAGCCAATCTATCTGGTGTTTCTGTAGATTCGGCCACAGTGGTTCCAGTCATTTGCTCAAGCATATTTATCCCAGTAGTGAACATATTCAGATAATCAGCCATCATTAATCCAGATGGATTGTTACCTACCGCGCTGCTGGAATATCGCTGGTCATACTTATTTATCGGAGATCTTTTTACCAAGGTACCAGTTTGAAGGAAATGCTTGTAAACCTCGCGCGGAGTCCAAGACTTTCCTCCCTTGCCAAAAGCTACAGCTTCCAGTTGGGTAAAATCAATTTCTCTGGCGCCCATGAATCCTTGAGCAAGGATTTGTTTCATTTTATTCCAAGCCACATTGATCATAAATAAAGGCTCGATCATCTGTGCAGCAAAGCTCACAGTCCTTCCTTCTTTATAATTTGGGGCAAAGGTTATGATCGGTAATACGCTATTTACCAAATTTAACCGTGGATATTCTTTACGGCCGTAACCATAAACTACGTGGCTATCCAATACCCAAGTGCCACCGTACACACTGGTATATGAGTTTTTAATAATATCATACTCTTGATCATCAGCGAATTTTGGATCATCTTGTCTTGGCTTCCAGTTCAGACCGCGTTCCATTATTGTCTTATTGCCAGCTTTGTTCTTTCTGGTAATGAATACTCGATCATCTTGGCTTAAATAGTAAAATCGCATCACTGGGATATAATTCAATCCATCAAATTTCTGGTTAAATCGGTTGATGGCGTAAGTTGCCGGAATGCTATTTTGATTAGCGTATTGCTGTATTACTCTTTCGATTTCATCTTCGGTTAAATAAGCTGAAGATTCTTTACGGAACTGATTAACGGTGGGGAAGTCAAGATATCCTGCATATTCCTGGTTTTGGAAGTTCTCATCCTCAACATAAGATCCAATGTAATACTTAGGGTTTATCCGGTCGCATCTTGGGATCCCGTTTTCATCACGGTAACAATGCATATGTCCACGACCAATAACAACTTTGTCATTGGCAACCATCCGCATTTTCTGATTGAAATCATTGATTTGATGGATCAGTGCAATAGACAATTCACCATCAATAGCCTTTTGCAGCTTAGGGTTGGTGAGCATCTCATACATTAATTCATCTGGATATTCAGGTAAAACATCCACATCTAAGTCGGGAAAGAAATCCCGGGGATTCATTTTTATGTCAGTTATCCACTTCCTGAACTCGTAGTATGTCTGAATATTGGCCTCATATGTCTTTTTCTCATGAACGGAGACAGGATCAATAGCCTCCAATTGTACCTCATATTGCAGGTTCATCATCTTAGCCACCGCACGATTTATGTACTTTGGCGCCAGATTTAATACCTGAATATCCAGATAAGCCAAGCTTGAGGAACCATCGTCTGCCGCATCATTGTGAACATCCTTAAAAAAACCGAACATATTTCTAAGGTTGTCTACGCTCTGTCTTCCTTGAGAAACCTCGATCAATGCCTGGTATTCGCTATCGTTCCAAAACCGAGATCCTCCGAAACGCCCGCTCGAATAGTACATAGCCTTCGCGTATTGGAGTCCATATTCCGGCAGTTCCTTTATATTCGGACTTACAAATTCGTTTGGAAATACCGATCCTTTGACAGCAAAGTCAGAATCTACTAATCGTGTTTCTTCTGCAGAATCCATTTTAGAATAGACGTTTAAAAAGTTTATACGGTAAGGCCATTTTATTATTTCCGGAGTCAACAAAAAGGTAATCCCCTTTCCGTCCGATCTCAAAGTCATTATCCATTTGCCGATATTTTATAGACTTCGGAGAGGAGATGGCCGCTTCAATATTGAAGAAGGCCCGCTTCTCTAAAGCCAAATCACGCTTGATGGTCTTGAATGGTTCGGCTGATTTACAAAAATGCCAGTCATTAACATGGTCAGGATTTAATTCCGCAACGCTAACATCTTCCTCCAAAATCTGCTCCATTGTCTTTCGGTCGTTATCTTTTGCCATAAAAGTTGTGTTAATTAATCAAATTTAGCGATTACCTGTTAACATTCCCATATTCATCAAATCCTGGCATAATATCATAGATGTCCATGGGTGGTAAAGTATATGTTTTAGGCTGAATTTTACCTCCAAGTTCAGTGAACCCTGCCGCTACCGAATAGTCATATTCAGTGGTTTTCTTAGGATTGAATACCAATAAATCTTCCACCAAATCAATGAAAGGAATGGTATGCCCCCAATACTCAATATACGTTGCAAGGGCACTTGTATACTCCTGAATGATCTGCCCGCTGGCCGGGGTACCGTCTGCGTACACATTTTTCCTTGTTCCTGACTCAGCTATGTATTTCTGCAAAATAAAATCTCCGCACCCATGTTCAATGAAATAATTCATGATCCCTGGCTTTTGAGACTCAGCATGCAGTGAGCACCCGAAATACCACATCATCATCAGTGCCCGTTCAAAAAACACATTTGGATCATTCGGGCGAACGTCCATCATCGCGATGTATCGATTGGTCTTATACTGATACTTCTCTTTGGCGCGTTGCTCCAAAATATCCTGCGTCAATATCCCATCAATTGATGAATCGTATTTACGTTTTACGAAAAGGACTGGCTTTGACCGGCGAGTGCTGATATATTCTTCATCTCCTCCTTTACCTTCCACGACAACTCCGTGATCTACCGGATCGACTCCTGAAATAAATTTAGCATCATTGAGCGGAGCAAAGTTGGGTCTATCTCCTCCTAATTTTCTTTGTACTAGATTTGTTTCTTTTGCATCATTAATGAGTGAGTGTACCCATGCCCATCCGGTGTATTGATTTGGTCTGAACCTGACTTCTGTAAATCTCTTATTGTCTACCCAATAAAATTCTCCTTTAACAAGTATTGACTCTGCGATAGATTCAAGTTCTGATTTACGGTCTTGGAGGACAGTGGCGTTGAATTCGCAGCGGTCTGTGTTGATGTAAAAAATTTCTTTTAAGTATAATGGATACCTTCTTATAACACCAGACAATTCTTTTGGGCTATCCTTATAAGATTCTCTTTCAAGTAATATCCATTCTTTAGCTTCCTTCCTTAATGGATGACCCCATTGATCTAAAAAACTTTCGTGAGCGCAATCACCTGGAAGGAAACAAACATATAGTCCACTCTTCGTTCTTCCATCTGGTTGACGTTGATCGAAGTCACTTTCATAAAACATTTTTTTGTATGCTCTACCACCCTTACCAGTAGAATCCATAAATTCAACGGTGGTCCCTATGAAGCATTTTCCTCGTAACTCTTTACCTCTTCTTAAACAAGGCTTTACAACGGCCCATCTATCGTTTACATTACAATTTAAAATTTTACCGGCCTCCTCCATTAAATAAGTGTGAAGGATGCTACCATCATACTCACTTACTCCACTTGATCTATAATCAAGTTTTGATTCTAAATCTATTGAGTCATCATAATCACCAATGACCATTGACTTACTCCTAGCTGCTGGCTGTTCAAATTTTATATCCGATGTTAAGGCTGATGTTGTGTCGTACGTTGGTGTAAAATAATATGGAAGCTTCTTGAATGGAGACTTGATCATTTGAGTGTAAAACAATCCTGCTTTATGATCATTTTCTCCTTGGCAGCCTGTATAATGATTTCTATTTCGTGTCGTTCTGTATATTGCCCATCCTCCCATTAATGATGACTTACCATAACGACGAACAGTGTTGAATAATAATCCATAAGAGTTTGGATCTTCTTCACAATACTTTAATAAATATGTAAGTTCTTTATCTGTCTCTCGATATGTTGGGAATCCGAATGTTGTTTGCCATGCTGTTAAGTACCAATAGTAAAACCCAGTGATGTAAGTTGGTGTGCCGTTATTCCAAAACCAAAATCCTTCTTCAGATCGATCCCACTCTTGATCTGCCCATCTATTTATTTCTGATTGAAGTGGGTGAATATAATTAGGATCAAGCTGAACTCTTTTCGCGTATTCCCTAATTGCTTTTTTAATTGTTTCGGTTGGGGATGGGCGGGTCCATTTTTGTTCATTGAAGAAATGTATTTTTTTATCAGATGGGACTTGTGGCAAATAAACACACGGAATGCCTTGTCCGGTTATCGCGGTGATTAAATATTTTAGTTGATATGGATTTTTAGTCTCCTGAAACATTACGAAACATCTCTCATTTTAATCCTCTGCTCAGGTCTCAACATTTGCACAACATGATTAACGGCCATGTCTTTTACATCCTCTTGCGCATATATTTCAGAGTAAAGCCTATTTATCCGGGTCAATAATTCGTCGCTTGTCTTCGAAAGTTCTCCCCTGGCTTTATACTTTTTCATCAACTCCTCCTCATCGGTGGTGGCCGCAGGACTCATCAAAATACTCTGAATGTCCCAAAAAAGCTGCTGATCGGAGCATAGCTTGTGATATGCATTGCTATTCTGATAAGTAGATAAAAACGCGAAAATGAGCTTATTTACAGCTTCGTCCTTTAAATCCATGATATTTATAACATCCGGATCGCTTAAATTAAGTTTAGCTTGTTGGGCTGCTTCCCGTTTTCTCTCGGATAAATTTTGGGTATTATTAAGCGGAGAGTCCTTTGAATATAAAAGCTCGATGTATTTGCACAACTTTAATTTATCTTTGCCTACGAACCGCTGGCACACGTCCATGTCGGAGAACTTAATCATATTTAACCTTTTAACAAAGATATGAAAACATACAGCAACAAAGCCATCGACCCACCAAAGAAGAAAGTGCAATCAAATGTTACGCTCGGGTTTCAGAAGGGATCAGAGAAAAAAGAATATACTCCAACCAGGGTATTATCGGGCCATCCGGAATATGGAAAAGAAAGTTCTTCTAATAAAGACGCAAAGTTTATTGAAGATGCCAGGGCTAAAAAAGAGGATATTGCTTATAAAGATGGCAAGCCTTATCGCGCTGGTACTACCACTGTTACCAAGACTCCAGATAAATTCACTACGAATGTGACGGTGGATAAGCCTAATTTCAAGCCTGTTTCAAAGCCTGCTATGGAAGAAAAGAAGAAACCAGAGGCAAACAATACTGGTAAAAAGATGGCTAAACTTAAGCCGATGGCCATGACTTATGGTACTGACAGCCCGACTAAGGGCGGAGGAACGATGTATAAGAAGAAGGTAAGATCGTTATTGGGCCGATAATTTTAACAATCTAAAAAATAAGACATATGAAAAAGCTATTATTAATTGCACTCACATTCACGGTACTTGCATGCTCTACTGGTTCGTCAACTGACAATATTTCAAGTCCTTTTACGAAGGCTTCTTATGTGTTACCGGTTGTTAACCGAAGCATACACCTAAGAGTTACTACTCTCAATGGTCAGAATTTAGTTAATGATAGTGAATTAAATGTCATAAACAGTGGGATAGTCTCTATTTCTAGAGATGGCTTAACTACTGATCCTAATATCTGGATACGAGATATGGGTTCTGATGTGATGGAAATAACGATTAAGATTGACGCGGTTAATCTAGAGAAGTTGATTCAATGTGCTAACACACAATAATATTTGTCTCTTCAATCAGATAGCCTCGCGCAGGCTATCTCTCCTTTTCTTACAAATCCTATTCTCCGGGCCTTCCTGTTTAAAATTAACTTTCTGTGCGGAATATGCCTTAACCATATCTCCAGATCAGAACCTTTCGCTAATACTTCGGCTTTAAAATGATGGCCTTTTGTAGGAGTTACATCACCATGCCTTAATCCTCCGTGGTAAACAGAAATAATTTTATCTATTCTGGCAGAGGCTTCTTTCTCCAGCACAGTATCAATTTCAAGTTCTCTTAGTAAATGACTTCTACGGTACTCATTCAGCTTAACATAAAAATCCTGAGCACCAACTTGCGCTGATGTCAGGACTGCTATTGCCATAGCTAAAAAAGTCTTAATGATAACTACCATGAATCGCTAGATCCTCCACCTCCAAAATCACCACCTCCACCGAAGTCTGAACTACCACTATCCGAAGAGGATGATGAATAATCAATAGATGAACTACTATCGTTCATCATCATGTCAGCAATTAAAACTCCGGTCAATACATCAATAATGGAGTCATTACTTCCGCTTCGACTACCAGAACATGAATGTCTGTTGGCTTCTGATTTACTATCAAAAGTCCGACCGCAAGAATTGCACTTGAATTTACTCATATATTTGTTTTTTAAAACACTCTTCACATTGGATCAGTCCTTTTTGTTTATTGTGATTTTCATCATGAATTGGATATGACTTTCCAATAAAGTTAAGTCCGCATGAATCACATAATTTTTTGATTATTTTTTTCATAACACAATCAACCAAACCCCAACAAATAAGAACACCAAGTAAACAATAGCTCTACCTCCCCATCCGAATGATCTCCACCACTTCTCTTTATCAGGCCATGCTCTGTCACTTAAATGCTTCACTACATGATTGAGAATCTCTGGCATAGTTAAGTACCTAAATCCATAACGGTGTGATTTTGGAATGCCAGCGTATGTAGTAACGTTATTCTTTAAATGAATATAGTTTATCCAGTAAGGGAATAATGCTGCAAATAAGAATGTGGCTGCTGTGGTGAATCTAATGAGATTAAGAATATAGTTTGTGTCATACATTAAAAAGGAGATGATACAAGCAACAATAAAGCAAGTTATACCTCTTATCCTCCAATCATAATTCGGATGCACGTCTCCATATTTATCTCGGTATACTTCGAAAAGTGTTGGTAGGATGAGGATTACTATTGTCATGAATGTTTTCATAAGTATTATTTGTTTTTGAGTAGTCCAATAACCTCAATAATAATTTCAAAAGCGAATGTGGCTAAAAATAAAATGGACGCTATCTTACCAATTATCCAAAGATGTTGATAATCACTTGCTCCTGTAACCACTACATTAATGACCATTACGATGGCTAGAAATATTTGAAAATAAAATGCTGTCCTTATCATGGTTTTATTTCTAATTTTATAACTCTAATCTCTGATACGTTATGCTTTTTCATGTAGTCTACTCCATAAAATAAAGCAGAACTAATACATGTATAAGTTTTAGAGATGCCGGTTCCATTTTTGTAGTATACATAAAGTCTATGTGTTGGAACTTTACTTTTAACTCCCATACAGAAATTTTTAAAGAACATTTTGTCTCATCGACCAAGATCCCTCGCCACCAATCTAGCGAGGGACGACTCTGTTTTAAACCAATAAACTGCGGAACTCTCAAAACCGCAATCGCATATACAATAGTAATATATATCACTATCTAATCCAAATTTAATAACAAGAATTTTTCCCATGTGTCGATAGTATATACTTCTCCACCATGTTTGCGAATCTGTGAATGGACGTATTTTTGTAATTTTTCTGCATCTTTTTCTGGTTTTTTTACTTCAATTCTAATGGTTCTACCATTTTTTATAGCTTCTAAATCAGGCCATCCACTCTTTGAAACGATGATATGTTTAACGGCATACCATCCTCTTTTCTTTAAATGACTTCTTATCTTCGATTGAAGTTTTGATTCTAGAGCCATTCTATCTTAATCCAAAATCTTTTCTGAAATAATTTAATGTGTAATCTAACTTCTTCGAAACTGCTTTATACACATATTTTTCAATACCATTCTTACTGAATATCCAATATAACTTGCTTGCAATAGTTCTGGTTTGAGATTGCATTCGGGCTCGGAATTGGAAATAGGTTGTTGCCGAAAAGGCGATATTGTATGCCACTAGCGCATCAGCAGTACTTAAATTAACTCCCATTCTTCCACTTACAAATTGACACACAAATGTGATGTTTGCGTTCTCGTTGAATATCTCTGGATTATCGGTACTCAATGGAAATACCTTTCTTAAAATATTACCTTCTTCAATGAAGTTATAAAAAATTGCTATTTTTTTACCTGCGAATTTTGATTTAATAAACCATGCCTTGCTCTCATCTAAAGTCTGTCTTTTTTCTTCGTCAGAGATGATGGTGCCAGAAGAAATTTGATGGAATGCGCTTTGCATTTTAGCTGGCGTATCACATACGATATGACCACCATTTTTTAACTTATAAATTCTATCTTTCTTAAGCACATCCATTAATTGATATAATCTTTTATCAATATCAACCCATAGAATTTCTTCTTCAACATGAGAAGTAAATCCAGCCTCTTCTTGACTAAGTGTCACCATGTAATGCTTGGTCACTTCTTTTATCTTTTCTTCAAGTCCTTCTGAATAATCATTCAATTGTAATCTATGCAAATACTTCTGTTTTACTTGTCTCTTTATTACCTTGCCACTTCCATCTCTTACATCGTAATGCTTTACATAATCTTTTGCCCACGCATAGAAATTTCGGTAAATAGAGAATGGGCTATAATAACATACTGAGAATTGATGGAATATTTGGCTTGGAGATTCTGGAGTTGGACTACCTGACATTAATATGACTGGAGTCTTTCCTGCAAGTTCTTTTACTTTTTGACAATAGACTCCAGGCTTAGGAAAAGCTGAAAGAAAAGTTGCCTCATCACATATTATAAGATCGTACTCTTGAATTAAATTGCCGACCTGTTGGTAATTAGTGATTGTTATTTTATTGAATGTATGTCCAAGCTTTAAATAATCACTCTTTATACTTGATATGGCTTTTTTTACCGTTAAGAATAAAATTCTTTTGAATCCAAGTTCTTTGGCAATTGTCATGGACATGATTGTTTTTCCACAACGAACTTGAGCCGCTAAGTATAATAAATTATATCTTTTTAGTATAGCTACACTTTTAGCAACTGTTTTCAGTTGGTCTTCTCTTAAAATAATCATACAATAATAATGTCTGTAGTATTAATTGTCTTTTTAACAACTCTTTGAAGAGTATGAACTTTAATATTTTTAGCTATTGCTGCTTGGGCTATTGAATCATAATAAATTCCGGTCTGTAAATCTAAAACCATTTTAGCTTCTGGTGATGTCTTGCCTAAAAATCTATGAGAGTGTTTTTCGTTTTGTGATGGTGTGCACCACTCTAAATTAGAAACATAATTATCAGTTTTGACTCCATTTTTATGGTTAACATGTGGAAGATTGCTTGGATTAGGGATGAAGGAAATAGCTACAAGACGATGGACTATAAATCTTTTTGTTTTATTATTAAGACAAAGAGTTATTCTTAAATAACCACCATTTATTATATCTGATTTTAATATTTTTTCATGTATTTTATACACGCCACCACCAAAAGCCTTTGTGTCGGTATACCTGCCTACACTTTTAACTCTACCTAAATTACTAACTTGATAAGAACCATTATAACCATCTATGTCTTTCCACTCTTCAATCATACCTTACCACTTTTATACAGTTCTAAATGTAACTCCCATTTTTTAATCAGCATCTCCATGTGTTGCTTAATGTCTTGCGGCATTTTATCAATACCTATTGTCAATAAATGTTTGTAGTGGTCGATCATGTACTCAAGACCATCTTTGGTATGTCCAATCTTTTCACTACCAATCTGAATTTGATTTTCAAGGTATATTTCTTTTGGCCGATTCATAGATATCCTTTTTCTTCAAGTAACATCTCGACTTTTTTCCAATCAACAAAAGGCTTTGGATGAATCTCTGGATCATAGATCAATTTTATCCCGATATTTTTGTCATCTATGAGAGCCCCGCAAAAAATTTTACGCGAACCGGTTTCAAATTCAGGATTACAGTTCAAATACTTCATTTCAATACCATGATTCCGTAATAATTCTTCCGCGTCATCAAGAAGATGATTCTCTCTCATTGTTATAAGAATAAGAGTATGGCCCGCATCTTGTAATTTTTTTATAGTCTCAATGGCACCTGGAATTGGCTCTCCGATATATGGGTATTCATTGTAACAAATCGTAGAGTCAAAATCTATTCCTATTGATGTAACTTTAATTTCCTTCTTCATAAGCTGTGCCTTTTAATATACAAATCCAACGAATCATTAATATCTCTTAACACTGTAACAAGAGACTTACTTTTTCCTTTTTTATATTCCTTCATCGCCTCCTCCATCCGCTCTTTACTGATGCGCTTAATAGGCACCTTCAACTTTGGCCGCATTTGGTTGTAGTCGAAAAGAGAAAATTGATGGTGAACTCGGATGAATTTCATTTTATTAACTCGTATATTCTTTCAGGTTCAAAATCTGCAAGCATCCTATTCATATCATCATCCGACTCAACACCTTTTGGTCTTGGATAAATTAACGTTGGTGGCTTATCTTTTTCATGTAATCCAAAAACAATTTCGTGTCCATCTTTTAAATATCGAATATCCAATTTACCTGGACTATATGTAGAGAAGTAATCATCCACTGATGGAGCGTACGTCTTTACACCGTCTACATAATCAACACGAAAGGTAGAATATCCGATACTCAATAAATATTTTTGAAAACTCATAGCTTTAATAAATCCTCACTCTTAATCGCATACACTCCAGCATGCTTACAAGTCTCTGCGGCAGCTTTATTCGCCAGTTCAAGCGAATCATCAATCAGCATTCCGCAAGCATAACACAATGCAATGATAGCAGTTATAGTATCGCCTGCACCGCATACATCAACCACACCAACTTCTTCTCCTGGTAAGTGATCTCTTCCTGAAGATGAATACAGATACAATCCTAACTCCCCAATTGTGACCACAAAATAATTTATCTTAAGCGTGGTCCTGATGGAGTCTATATCTAATCCTTTAGCTTCGTGCTTATTGCATTTTACAATGTTTGCCCATTTATATTTATGAAAATCTTTTTTAGCATCCACAATAACAGGGACATGATTGTCGTTACATAAGTTTATTATTATCTGCGCAATACTAAGGCTAATGGTGCCCTTATGATAATCGGAGAATATAACTGCATCCAGCGATGGTAACAATTTCTCGAAATCTTCTCTCCAATGGACATCATCATAAGTTATATCTTCTTGGTTGGCATCTTCTTCATCAATACGGAGAAGATGATGGTTGGACGACATGATCCTTGTTTTAACAGGAGTTACACCTGCATGGACAAAGACTGTGTGTGCTTTTTTAGCAGATGAACAGCGTGTGAATAGATAAGCATCAACACCAAGATTCAATAAATTCAAAAGAACATTTCCGGCACCGCCTAGATAAGAAGTTTCTGATGTCTTCATTACCACAACAACAGGAGCCTCTGGAGACACTCGTTCAACATCACCAAAGATGTATCGGTCTTCGATAAGATCACCGATGATGGCAATTTTAAGTTTGGATGCTTTTTCTAGGAGTTCTTGGATATTCATTTTAAACTATTTTGTAATTTTTTCTAATAAAAATATACTCCAGATTCATTGTAAACTTCTTCTCGCCTACGCTTATATTCAGTTTTTATGATAATCTTAGGTATTTCAATCCCCCTTAATGCCATAATTTTACACGCTGCTTCTACCCAAGTATTTGGCCAGTATTTACTAGCTTCCTTTTTACCATCATTAACTATATGATAAATTAATTTTTGTAGTGTTGTCTCCTGCATGCCTCAATAATTTTAGTTGATGAAAATCTCTTGTCTCTTTCAAAGAAGATTACTTTTGCATGTTCGCTGCCGACTACATATTTGTCTTTGTAGTCGGAGCCTACTACGATGTAGTCAGGTTTCATTATTGATATCCTCTCTTCAAGAAGATTATTATCATCATGAGAGTCAATTGCTGAAACTACTTGATTTCCATAACAAGTTAATGAAGCGATAGCATCATGCCGTTCTGAAAATTTAAATATTGGTCGATTTATACCTTTATCTATTGTTATTTTTTTATCAGAATCAAGGCTTACGATAACAGTGCCGTTTACTCCTGCTATTTGTCGACAGAATAAAAGTAGGTTGATGTGTGCAACTGTTAGGACATCATATGTCCCATTTGTAAATATCTTCATAAATTAAAATGGAATGTCATCCGTATTAACATTACTATCTCCAGCGGGACTCGCATAAGTATCACCACTATTTGGTCTTGTGGGACCAATGATCTTACCGTTGCCGAGGATATTTCCTTTCTTTCCGGCATCACGTTCTTCTTTCGAAATTTGCTGGATAGCCATGTAATCATTACCATAGGCTTGTTTGTCAATAAGAACAATATCCAAGTACATGGCCCCATCCTTGCCAGGAAACAATCTTGTCTTATCTATTTTTTTAACATTTATCTTAATCGTGATCATACTATTCGTTTTTAATCTTGTTAAACTCTTCCATATTCACAACATAAAGTATGGCGACATATTCACCATTTCCAGTAGCCATTGAACTCATTAATTTTTGACCGGTTATTTTATCTATTCCCATGGTTACCTTACAACCTGTCTTTACTGTATCACAAGATACAATGGTGGTACTACATGCGATGTCTCCATTTCTTTTAGACATCTCGCTCATAACTTCAAAATCACCTTTACTTTTTGCCATAACTATACAAATCCAAATTGTTTCCAAACACCAATTGCTCTCTCTATTTTAACCTGACCACTTTTATAATACTCATGGTCTTTTGTTAAGAGCCTTTTAAATAATCGTCTAGGGTCTTTCTTCGACACGCCAACGATAAGATAATTTTCATAGCCAACAACATTCAAATAAAAGTAACAGGATGCATCATAGTCGTGATTTATGATGGCATTGTCAAATCCATTCTCTGTTGTTATCGCAAGTCCTTTATATTCAAAGATGGTGGATAGCACTCTGCTGTCCCCATCTGTCTTACACCTAACTCCCTTGAGTCCGAATCTATCAGTCCGGTACCATTCACGCTCACGCCTGAAGTCATGCATCATAATTAACTTCCTGCACAACTCATCTTTCAAAACTGTCTCTGCCATCATCTTAGCTAAATTATAACCGCTATGTGTTTTATCAGCTTTGTATGGCTCAAGTAGAGCATTATGGTTTAAAGTTCCTGCTTCAAAAATTTCGTTCAAGTTCTCCGGCGCTTCTCGCTTGGGAGCAATTTTATTTACGATCGATTTAAGATCAGAGTTTGATACAAAGTCGTGATCAAAATATCCCATTCTCTTTCATCTTTAAAAAACAAGCCATTGTAGCCTGACAATCACTCAATGCATCATGAGCTCCAATAAAGTCCATCCCGAATAAATGTTTATGAAGTTCTTCTAATTTAGGCCACTTAAATGATTTCCCATATTGTCCAGGGATTTGACAAATGTCAGTGCCTATCTTCATCGTGCAAATTTTATCAGTCTTAGCAGTTGCCCTTGCTTTATACCGAATCATTTCAGCACCTAACACATTGTAATCAAAATCTACATTATGCGCGATCATGTACTTTGATCGGTTGATGTCTTTAACAAGCATCTCAAGAACCATTTTCATTGGCATGCCTTCGGCTTCGCATCGTGCTGTATTGTATCCTTTATTAGTCCAAAAGTCTTCTTTCGGAACTACCCATCCATCTGGCTTGATGAAGAATTTATTTTCTGATTTAGTTTTTAAATCTTCCGATAAGAATATCCAACCAAGCTGGATTACACGCGGCCAGTTATCAACATTGAACATAGATGCTTTGTAATCTTTAGGAAGTCCGTTGGTTTCAGTATCGAAGAATGTGTACATTATTTTCTGATTATTACCTTCGAAATTTCTTTGACTTCGAGCCCTTGAATATTCACATCACAATTCTTTAAAAAGAAACTAAGCAATGAGTCAACCCAGTCAACATAAACCGGGAATCCGTTCTCATCCATCTTAGGCTGCTTAGTCTTACTATCGACTTTAATAATATTCGGAAACTTATCATTCATGAAGCAATGATACATGATCTCGGTCAATGGCTTCAAAGGCTTATCATCCTTAAATTTAGCGATCAGTTTTATAGCACCTACTTCTCCTAATTGTTGTGTAACTGCTTGCTCACGAAAGTCATTTTGCACCTTGTCAATCTCTGCCTCCCGATTAATGTTCTCATCGCTTTCCTTCTGCATATTGGCCAATTCTTTCTGATGAGCAGCCTCTTCTTCTGCGGCTTTACGCTTCTGTTCCTCTTGTAAGATTTTTTTAGCCTCAGCATCATTCTCTGAATTTTTAAGATCAATCAAATTCTGTTTAATCTCTCCAATCTTTCCTCTCCACTCATTTATAACAGGGATAATTTTATCAGAAACAGCGGCATCCCATTTAATGTAATTCTCTTCTATACCAATCAGAGCAAGTAGTTCTTCGAATTCTTCTTTGGTAATAAGGTTGTTGTTATATGATACTGAAAAACATTTGTTGTACATCTCTGTTTTAAGAGTAACCTTAAAAGACATAAATGTTTTTTCTCTGGCATCCCACGTTTCAAGCGTAGTATCATCCCAAAATTTCTTACTGCCTTCATGCACTTCCTTAACCCGAGTGATAACCAGATCAGCAAGATTCTTTTTTATCCTGGCAGTGATGTCAACTTTATGATTTTCTTTCTCCTTTTGCTTTTGGGCCTTAGCCTCTTCTTTCCGTTTTTCTTCAAGCTTCACCTGGTTATGAGCGCCAACTAAAGAACGTAACCGTACAGCTTCTTCATTCACATCTTTCTCATACTGCATAAGAAGTTTTTTCAGTGAATCAAACTCCTCAGTAATAGGCTTGCGTAGATTCTGCATGGCAGTGCCTGTGTTCTCTGTGGCGATGATGGTGGCACTAACATAAGCAAGAGACTCATCGTCTACAGAAGTAATTGCCTGTGTGGCTAGTAACGTCTTCTCACGTCCTTTTTGCATGCGGGGCACGATCTCCTGCATTTGCTTTACTATCGGCTCTAATTTGATTGGTACCAATTCTTCTGCCATGATGTTAGTCTTTTTTAGCCCAGCAATAATTTCTCAACGATGTTCACGATATCACTAACCGTTTTAATATTATCTTCAACATCTGCATCCGGGATGCGAATGGAGAATTTTTTCTCGATCATGATGACAACCTCAATTTCGTCCAGACTATCCATGCCAAGGTCATCACGTAGATTTTCTTTTTCCTCAACGTGATCATGGTTTGTCACTACGCACAAGATGTTGGATACTGACTTTAAAATTTCTTCTCTGCTCATTAGCTTACTTTTTTATATGGATATTGTAGTTTGATATGTTCGTTTACGAACTTGCCGATTGATTTCACTTCAAGTGCCATGTCAAATACGTGACGTGGTACATTAGCATAATCATATACCTTACCTGTAATGTAAGTGATGGTTAAAACTTTAGTTTTATCATCGTACTTAATGGCACGGACTGTGCTGGAATCGACGAATACTTTTTCGTTTGACATAATTATATTGCTTCAAGGCAAGATTTCATTTTTAAAATAATTTCATCAATGGTTGCACCTTCAAATTTTTGTTCTGCTACTGTATTCCCATTTTTAAATTTAATGGTACCGCTGGCACTCCATTTATCATCGAAAAAACTTTTATTGAAATGGGTCTTTAATCACACTAGGCATTTTTTCGTTTCCAAAACCGATTAATAAATCCATTAGAATAATTTTGGTTGAGTTTTTTCTTGTTCGTATTTCTCTATGAAAGCATCAACTTGTCTTTCTAAACTTTTACTGTCCGTGATAAGGATTCCGGTCATAAGGCTATCGTTCCTTTTCCTGGCTGTAAAATAGTTCTTCTGCGTCTCGCGCATTTTTTTGACAAGTTTGATAAAGTCTTCCATTTACATGAAACTTTTAGGTGTCTCCTCTTTTACATTTGGAAGAGGATTAACTTCTCCAGATTCGGTATCAACAGTTTCTCCTTCTGCTGTAGTGTATACCGGAGCATCAGGCATATCACCAACCTCTGTATATCCGGTATCCTCAGTGTCTTCTACTGGAGGACCATACAGAACAACATTGTCTGGGTATTTATGGTACAGACGGAAAGCGCGATTGGTCGCTGTTTTCTTTGCCATCTCCACTGGCCACGTATTCCATGGAGAGTCATCACTTTTGGTTTTAGACTTGGTTTTCGCTTTCAAAAGATCATCCTGATAAACAACGGTGTCTACAATAGATCCGTCTTTATAAAAGAGTCTTTGATACACTGCGCGCACATTATCCAGTACATTTTTCTCAACAGTCTTATCGGTTGAATAATGCTCTTTAACTACGAAGTTTGCCTTATCATGAATAAAGTGATCTCCTTTATAAACGATAACAGCTTCGGGTGCCTTCTTAACATCCGGCATCATCTCAAACATTTCGCGTTTACCAGCGGGTGAAGATTGTACTTTAAGTCCTCCTCTGCCGTTGGGATAAACGTAGAGTTTACTGTCGCGGAAACTTAGGCCTGTTGTACCGGCATAAACAAGACTCGCAACATGGTAAAAATTGTCAATTTTCTGCAGATCTGGCTTATCGGCAATAATTTGAAGATACGCGAATCGTTCTTGCTCCAACCTATTCTCTCCGTCTTTACGTCCAGTCACAGATTCGTAGTTCTTAATGAATCGTTCCCTTACATCCGGTATCTGGAATAATTCCTTAACACTTTTTGCTTCTTTAATAGATTGCTCAAATTTTTGTAGTTGTCCCATTTTTTAAATTATATTTAATTTTGCGAATTCACCATGATATTTTAAAGCGGCATTATTATAAGCTTTTGCGGCTTCGGTTAATGAACGAAATTCACCTAAACTGATTCTTTTTTTATTAACCCCTATTCTAGATTTAAATTTTCCTTTATACCCTATAGTAACCCCTTTAAATCCTGTAGTATTTATTGTAGAAAGTCCTCTATTCATGGAACTTTGTGATGGATTTACAATTCTTAAATTAATCCTCCTATTATCAAGTCCATTCCCATTCTTATGATCCACAATTTCTTTGTTTTTTGCATTTAATATTAATCTATGCATAGATATAGTTTCCCTTTCCGATCTAGACTTACTTATATCAGAACACGCATAAAAATTATTTGTCTTATGAATAATTTTTAAACACCAAGTATATTTAGATACTAAATCAAAATCAATAGGATCTATTTTTACTACTTTTTTGCCGTGTTTTTTACTATTGATAATAATTTGCCTCATGATGTATCAAAACAACAATAAAATATTTTAACATCAAAATTTTGAGTCTGAAATTTTTATTGTATGTTTGTTGAAACGAAAGGAATATGTCAATTTATAACATTTCAGCAATAAAAAATTTAATTCCTGGCGGCAATCATTATTCCTACACCAGAATAAAGAATTTGCTTATGGGGTTAAAAGGTAATTCTTCAAAAAAAGATATACAACAAGTTAGAAAACTTCTAAAACAAGAATGGGTTGAAGTTGATAATACACTTGAAAAACTTGAAAATCAATAGTAAAAATTAACTTAAAATAATACTTAAAATGCTACATCCCTGTTTACCTTCAACATTTACTCCAGAAAAATTAGCTGGATGGATTACTGATAATGCCATTGAGGTTCTTGATCATATTGAAAAGATAGAACTAGAAACCGAACAGATTCACGAACTTGAAAGCAAATCATCCTTAGCTTCTAGAGCTATCGATAGATTGGAAAAAATAAAAAAAGATTTTATGGATATCTTAACAGAAGGAACGCCTGATGAAGAGAATCCTGTCGATATTATAATCTATCCGACTAAAGGTTTTAAAATCCTTAAAGCCAATCGGGCCTTCGCAGACAAGCAATTAGAACAAGGATTCCAAGAAGAAGTTATTCCTCTTTACATCATCCCATATCCTGAAGATTCACAAATGGTTGCTGTGGATATTGTTGGCAACGAATGGCCAGAGTTTACAAAGGATATGACTTCAGAGCAAATCAATCAACACAAGCCGATGTTGAAGAAGGATAAAAAAGTAAAGAAACAAACATCATTTTTAGATCAAGAAGATGATGATGAACAATCTACTCTGGATCTTTAATACGCGCAACTTTAATATAATACCCTAGCTCAGTAATGAAGGGATTTATCGCATCATACAAAGCATTTACAAGTTTACTTTTCTCTAGTGCGTTCAAAGAAGTATAAGTGCCTTTGAGATTAGAGTAAACTTTATGATGAGCTACACCAGATTCTTTACAAAGGGCTAGTAAAGAGATAACGGAAGGTTTTTTTTTCTTTCTTTTAGTTTTTGCCATACCCAAAATTAGTATAATATATCAATAATGACAAATATCACTATTTTATGAGTAAAAGTCCAATGGAGTGGCGCTATTCAGTTATTGAATATCAGCAAAAAAAGTCTGAAATAATTTTAATCGGACAATATAATGCACCGGTGAAATCGGTTTGGAATATCCTATTTTCGGCTCCTTATGATCCGATGGGTAATGATGAAATTATTGCATTTGAGGCGTGTCAGATGTGGCTTGAGCAAAATAGAGTTGAGGGTAGTAATTATATCATCACTGAATTGTTTTTCGCATGAATAACGACATTACAAAAAAGCTTGAGGCTTACACTGCCGCCAATAGTAACTTCGAAACGTCAAGAAGTTACATCTCCATGTCCCACGCCTCCTCAACGGTAGAAGAAATTATCAATTCATGGAAGAATGGGTTTGAAGATTCTCTGCAGATCAGACTACGATGCTACAAAGGATACCAAATGGAAAAAGATTTGGTTGGTAGAATTCTTAACACATTCCCGGCTGAGGCTAAAAAGCATCATGAACTAACGGCCTTTGGTGGATTAGTGAAAGGACATCCTGATTTTGCTTTTTATAATTATCCTGCCGATGTTAAGGCTGTTCCTTTAGAGGAACATCTCCCAGGATTTAAGTTGCCGCGTAGGGTTTATGCGCAGATGCAGTCGTATATGCTTTACGGTAATAAGAACAAAGCACTTGTGGTATATGAGGCGCGTGATTCCGGTAAGATCCAACATTACTGGATTGACGCCAACCATAAAATTCAGCAAGATATTGATCAGAAGTTTAGGACTGTGATTAAAGAATTGGGGTTATGAAAGTAAATATCAAAAATTATACTTCCACTGTTGCTGCATCCAAATCGGTTGCTCGTATTGAAGAGGTACTTGTCTCTATTGGTGCTGATCATATCAATAAAAATTACAAAGATGGACAGTTGGTCTCCATCTCATTCATGGTAGTCGTTAACGGCAATACCATTCCATTTAAACTACCAGCAAAAGTTGATAATGTTTATCAGGCATTAAAAAAGTCTTACAAAAGATTGTCAACACCTGCACTTAAAAATTTAACTGAGCAATCTGCGCGTACCGCATGGAAAATATGTTGTGATTGGGTAGAAATTCAAGCCACGTTAATTCGTCTTGAGCAGGCTGAGTTTATTGAAGTGTTCTTACCTTATGTTTATAAAATTGATACTGATCAAACGTTTTTTGAGTCGTTGAAGCAGAAGAATTATAAGGCGTTGTTGGAATAAAAGATATTTTTAAAAGGCAAAAGGATATGAATGAAACAGAAATAAAAATGCTTGAACTTTTATTAGGCAAGCTTCAAATGGATCTAAAGCATAACATTTGCATTACAACAGGATTTGTACAAGATGGGTTTCATATAGGTGTTTACCATGATAAAACAGGAGAAGTTATTATAAAAGAATGCGGTCACGATTTAATGACAGCTATAAATAACTGTAAGTTAAAGCTATGAATAAAATCATATACCACACAAAGCCGGGAACGACAGGGTTCTTTTTGATGAACGTGCCTGAAGAACCTGTTTATTTACCACTTAATTGTGCATGTAATGCTTGTAGAACAGATTATAGTAGGAAATTTCAGAAGTACACCGCAGACCTACAATCCTGCAAAGAAGAAGCCATTAAGAATGGAGAAATAACAAACCCTGAAATAATTTATATCATTGAGTTACGAAATGATCATCCAATATCTACTTACTGGAAATACAAAGACACTTTAAATATAATCCGTGATGGTGATACATTTGACTTACCAAAGGGATTGAAGGTTGAGGAAGTAAAGCTTTACAGTGATTGTCAGGACATTCCTATTATATGGTCAGAAGTTGATGACGATGATTGTATTCAGTCAAAAACAGTTATTTGTCTAGTACCTTCCGATAAGGAAGAGAAAGAACCGGTTGAAAGTCAAGATGAGTTATTTGATTCGCTTGGTAAGATACTGCACCATGATATTACTTCAAATGGGTGGGAGTATGATAAGCATACAGCTATGAGTTTATTCACCATAACCCGTAAAGAGAAATGAGAAAGTTAAAAACACCTGAGGAGATAATCCTAGCAGCTTCCACTCAACGTGGATATGATACACCGGAAGATGCTTACAAAGCTTTGATCATAACCGCTCAACGTGATGCTTTAGAGTGTGCTGCTGAAAGTGCCAAAATAACATCCAAATTAGATGATTCAGAATATCATCGTGGTTACATAACGGTAGTGGATAAGTCTAGTATTTTGAACCTAATGCCTAAAGAGAAATGAGCATCGAAGAAATAAAGGATCAGGTTGCTAAAGAATTATTGTTTAGAAACGCTCAACATCTATACGATTCGGGGAGCGATCATGAAATAAATAATTTATTAGAGCAAACATGCAAACGTTACGCAACCGAGTGCTGTAAGGCATCGCTTGAAAAGGCAAGTATATACGCACATTTTAATGTAACGTGTGAAGGTAAATCTCACGTACTTCAAAGTCAACTTGCAACGAAAGACAACTTTACTTACAAGTTAGATAAATCCTCAATAACAGACGAATCAAACATTACACTTTTATGACCGATCAGGACAAAGAACCCAAAAGTGAGGACAAAGAACGAATAGAGAAGGCTGAAATTTTAGAAGTTTCAACAGGAGCAAATCCTATATTTTTGTATAACTCAGAACTAAATTCACTATTCAATATCTGTGAGTTTAAGCCATATATGATGCATTTGGAGAAAGAAATAATTCAACCGATTATAAGAGAATCATACGATAAAGGTAAAATAGAAGGATTCAATGAGGGGATAGAGGCTTTAGAAAAAAGTTTAATTGCCCGTGGCTTCAATAAAGAAGATTACAATGGAGTTATAATATTTGAAGAAATTGAAAAACTAAAAACCCATTCTAAGTAAGCTATGCTGATAAGACCGAAACACAACGTTGATCTTAAATGTTCTAAAAGCTAAGATCAACAATTTTATAATCGTATTCTTTTCAATTGGGGTTGTTGGGGTACGAGGAAGTTAAATGTGGGATAACGGTTGCTTAGAATTGGGTTTTTTAAATGAAAAATTATGAAATACATACTAATGATCTTTGCTGTATTAACATTCTCATGTAGTAAAAATACAGATTCTGTACAGAGTCAGGGAAAAATAAGAATTATAAATATACCAAAGGGCTATAGATTAATGAGTGCTTCGTGGGAGCATACTACACTTTGGTATCTTATTGAACCTATGCCAAAAGGATACGAGTCTAAAGAAAAAATTTTCTGCGACAATGATAAAGTTAATCAATCTAAAATTGTATTTAAAGAAACAAAATGAACTCCAGCGACTACATCGACAAACGCGTCACAATAAAGTCTTCTGAAGCAGAAGGCACAATCAAAGAAGTAATCCCAAAGCGCGGCGCCGATGGAAGCCTTGGTGCCAGGTTCATCGTGATCGATGATGATGATAAAAAGTATGAGTTGAGACCGGATGAAATAAAGATACATGTATGAAGTGGAGAAACATGAGTGTTTGTTTTGAATGTGAACATCCGTTAAATTCTCATGAGGAATGCTACGAGGGGAGTCTGCCCACATTGTGGCTATGATAGTGGTAGCACGATCTGCAAAACGAAAAAGTTAATTTATACAATTGTAAATGAAGGCACTTTCTTCTTTCGTAAAATAAAGTATATAGGTAAAGATGAGTTTTTAAAGCAATGGATTGAAAAATATAACAAATCATGAAAGGACTTACACTAGAAATATTTGAGCATACACCTCAAACCAGATCTTTAAGTGATGCTGGTCTTAATTTTGAATATGAAGATTGCGATATTATAAATATGACTTTCTATCACATAAATGCTGTGTCGGAAGAAAAGTATGGCGATAAAATTTATTCTGGTATTTTTTCAAATGGATCAGTTTTCATGAGTCCGTTAAAAATAAAGGAAGTTCGGAGATCAATTAATTTGGCTTATGAAAATGGATTGCTATGAGTCGCGTAATAACTTTTAGTACTACATTTCCTTCTTATCATCCTCGTAAAGGCGAGCCAACTAGGTTTATTGAAAAGATCTACGCATCACTTGCTGATACGGTCGAAGGATTTAAAATACCAAACGATGCAAATGAGTATTGGGACTGGCATGAATATTATAACTGCAGGCATCCAAAACATCACACCGTCCGCGCAGGTCATCGCTTTAAAGTCGGAGATTGGTTCAGTCCTCGTATCTGGTCTGGCATACCTTATAGATCACCTCAGATCGTCATTGGACCAGACATCCAAATAAAAAATATCTGGGATTTTGAAATTAAGAAAGCATGGAAAGAGTTGCCGCTTGATTACGATACCGATATAATTATAAATCATATGTTTTATCATTCCGATGATGAAATAATAACATTACTAGCTAAAAATGATGGGCTTACATTACCAGAACTATTACAATGGTTTAAGTATCCAAAGCCTTTTGATGGCCAAATAATATGTTGGGGCCAAAATATTAACTACTCATAGTGATATATATTACAAAACTTTTTTACCTTCAATCCCTCTAGTCAAGTTTTATCCCGAGTGCAACGTATGATTTACCCGATTTTTTGGTCAAAATTCCCATCCTTTAATTTTTAACATCTATGGATGAGAAGAAAAAATATGATAAAAAATCGACCAGCTTAAGGCTAATCCCTCGCGATATTAGTGAATCGTTAGGAAAGCTGCCACCACAAGACATTGCTCTGGAAGAGTCTGTCCTTGGTGCCATCATGCTGGAGAAGCCCGCAATAGATACGGTTAATAAGTTTTTAACGCCTGAACACTTTTACTCAGAGGCTCATAAAGAAATTTATACTGCTATCCTGGCTTTAAAGACAAACAATGATCCCATCGACATGCGGACCGTTGTTGACATCTTGCGAAAGACCGGGAAAATAGAGTTGGTTGGAGGGGCTTATTATATCGCCGAACTAACATCTAAAGTTTCTTCCGCTGCTAATATTGATTATCACGCTCGAATCATTGTGGAGATGTCGATCAAGAGATCGATGATTGAACTGGCCAGCCGAATACATGAACAGGCTTATGGTGATACGGACTGTTTTGAATTATTGGAGGATGGGATTAAGAAACTGCAGCATCTTCATGACTCATCTACTTTAGAGAATACTGAAGCCAAAATAAAAGAGCTATGGAAAGAACGCCAACTCACCATAGAACCGCCTGCCGAAATCCCTCTCATCACAATCAATGGTGTCACAGTATGTACCGCTGAAAACCATTCTCTCATCATCGGGAAGAAAAAAAGCCGTAAGACTTTGTTTATCACATGGCTCATCCATCAGTTTTTTCTCCAAAACAAAGGTAATGAAAATGATATTCTTCTTTTTGATACCGAGCAGGGCAAGTCCCACGTATGGAAAGTCCGTAAAAAAATAAAAAAATTGACTGGCTTTGAACTCCCAATATTTTACATGCGCGGCATGTCTCCAAAAGAACGCCGGGATTTTGTTGCCAATACCGTGAAGTACTGGCCGAAGAAACCAAGGATTATTGTTATCGATGGTGTGCGAGACATGATGAGTAACATTAATGACGCAGATGAAAGCACTGAACTTATCGTTTGGCTTGAACAAATTATTCTCACCTACAATCTTCACATCGTTGAGGTCCTCCATCAAAACAAAACGGATAATAATGCCCGTGGGCATATCGGCTCTGAGTTGCTGAACAAAGCTCAAGTTACTATTGAACTGGAACTCGATGAAAAGTCTGGTGTTACGATTGTGAAGTGTGAGAGCTCTCGCGAACGCGACTTTGAAACATTCTCCTTCACCCATGGTGCCGATGATTTGCCAGAAATTGTGGGAATGCCAATTCAAGGAAAAATTATACCGAATGATACTCGCAGGGCAATGCTAGTTGAAATATTTGATGATGGCCCAATGAAGTATAAAGAACTGATCAAAGAAATGATGACCACATTCGGAGTATCAAAAAATAAATGTGAGTTTATGGCTAAGGAGTTTAATCGTATGGGATGGGTTATCAAGTCAGGAAAGCGCGGTGACCCGACTTCGTTGTGGAAGCTTGCGATATCGGAGAATGGGCACTCACAAGAGCACGGAAATTTAATACCGTTCGCTGAAGCTGTGAAGCAGGCTGAGTTGTTTGATAATGGGCAAGATGATAAGCCAGAAGATATGCCTTTTTAAAATTAAAATTTAATTGTATGAATAGAAAAGAACATTTATTAGACATCGCACAAGAAGAATGTGCGGAAGTAGCACAACGCATAAGCAAGGCGTTAAGATTTAGTTTGGAGGAAATTCAGCCTGGGCAATCGCTAAATAATGCAGATAGAATCATGAAAGAATATTACGACTTAAAGGCCATGATTAAAATTTTACAAAAAGAAGGACATCTTCCTGAATGGTCTGAAGAAAGAAGTTCATTTCAAATGAATGCTAAAATAATTCAGATTGAAAAATATATTTTACATAGTAAGTCAGTGGGCACTTTAACAGAAGACATCTGCAAAATTGAGGTTCCCACTGAGCCTGTGGCACTAGAGAGACATGTGTGTATTTCGCAAGACCATGACCACTATGAATACGATAGTTACACAACAGGCCGTAAACAGGACTACGGGCATCACACTCTCAATACAGAAAATGGTTGGGATTGCTACAGCTGGGATCGTGACGAATACACCGAAACAATGTACATGAAGCGTCCAAAGGAAGGTAAAGGATGGAAGTCATTCAGGGTTATCACGTATACATCAACTTTTGAAGATTTCCTATCTGAAGTCATGGCTAGAGCCTACTATGAATCGGTACCAAATTTTGGGTACAAATCCATTGTTGAAGTCGATACGGTATCTGGACAACAGGTTAAGATACTTGAACAGTCTATGCCGGGTGAGTGAACTACATAATCATACTGATATATGATCACCTACCACATCTACCCGGAAAATGATTCATCTCCACATAAACTTGATGGATACCAATGCTCTTGTGAGCCCAAGGCTGGAGTATGATGAGAATAATGAAACGGTACTCGTTGTCCATAATTCTTTCGATGGTAGAGAATTGGTGGAAGAGGCTAATAGGATTTTAAAAGAAAAATAATGTGGATAATACCAAGAAATCACCCAGAGTTATCTCGTTTTGCTCAGGAATCCGTGGAATCGAAAGAGGAATTGAGCAAGTTATTGGTCCATTACGAATCGTGGCCCATGTGGAGATCGAAGCCATCATCATTGAAAACATGGTGTGTGAGATGGAAGCGGGTGCCGTGGCTCCAGCGCCTATTTGGACGAATGCTCGAACCTTCCCATCGCATCTCTTTCGAGGCTGTGTTGACTGGATTGTGGGTGGATACCCCTGCCAGGGAGAATCACTTGCCGGAAAAAGAGAACTCGAAAATTATGCTGGATACCTTTGGCCGGCTATACGAGAAAGTATTCGCACAATTAAACCTATGGGATGTTTCTTCGAAAATGTCGACGACCACCTCACAGGAACTTTCAAATACGTACTTGATGACTTACACCAAATGGGTTACTCAGTTGAGGCAGGAGTATTCTCAGCGGAAGAAGTTGGCGCGCCACATGAGAGACAGCGAATATTCATCCTCGCTGTTCACAACTCCAGTCGCCACCGATTCAGTGAGGTTACAAGTAAAATGGGCGACTCCAACAACCAACAGATCAACTCGAGCAAGCGAAGGATATGGACAGAATTTAATCCAACAAGTAAAGTGGTCAACTCCTCAAAACAGAGATTATCGGTCTCCCGATTTGAATGGATCAGGCAACATGGAAAGGAAAAGATTACAGGGATGGACCGAGGACTTGAACAGTCAAGTAGTGAATTTGGGAACACCAACAACCCGGGATTGGAAGGACGGAACGGCCCAGTCTGTAAAAAATGTACCACACAATGGACTACTCGGGAGAATGGACCATTCTCCCGAGTTCGTAAATGGCCAGCAACCGCAGGGCAAAATCAGTTTAAATGGGAACATCCAAGAACTATCTCGCGAGAGGCTGAATCCACTGTGGGTTTGTCAGCTAATGGGTTTCGATTTCGAGAAGACTTTCTTCGTGCACTTGGAAATGCCTGTGTTCCCGATCAAGCCGAGTTAGCGTTTAGAACTTTGGTACAGAAATTTTAAACATTCACTTTCCCAAAATACCCGAAAGCACCAACTGCCTTCAGCAACCATATCACCACCGCAACAATAACCACGATGTTTAATATCTGCTTTATTTTCCCATCCATCGGAATAAAGCTATTGATGCAGTACAAGATCAGGCCCACTACGACCAGCACGATAACAATGGTAAGTAAGCTCATATAATTTTCGTTTGTGGATATGAGCTAAATTATCGTGCCGATGGAATAATTTTAGAATAAAAAGTGGAATATTTTGACTGCAAAAAGTAACTAAGACTCACAAATCTGTACCATTTTAGTGTCCTGATAGTGTCCTGACCAAGCTTAGGACACTTTAATTGTTTATTTCTGGCTTGTTCTTGCGGTATTTTGCTTTAATCTGATTATACAGATCAAGCCTCTCCTGCTTTTCTTCATCAGTAAGTCTTCTTCGGGTTCCCTTACTTATGGTCTGATAAAGTTTGATCATAAGTTTAGCTAATTCTTTATCCCTCTCAAGTTCATCTATAACCAGTTCAAGAAGCATTATTGCGCGCCGGTCCTGAGTATCATGCCAATAATAAAGTTTACCATCTTTCTCTTGAACTGACCTTGCTCCACCAAACATTTCGTACATAAAATCAACTTCCTCTTCATCCTCCGTCCTAATACGAACGAAAAACTTATACCCAACATATTCCCCAACAAACTTCTGTGAAGAGCCTATAAAAGCATAAGTTTCGACAATATCAGCAGCTTTTGAAATAGTAAAATCATCTACATCATTGAAAATAATTTTGATTTTTTTCATAAAAACAAAAAACCCATGCAGTCTAGTAAGTACCTGCACGGGCTTTAAAGATGGATATGGAGACCCGATCTTGATACCCCGCTTACTAGTTCGAAATAGCAAAATCATTACCGCATCAAAGGTAAAAAGATTATTAGATTTACCAAATTTAAACACTCATTTATGGTAGTATCCTGAGTGTCCTGATAGTGTCCTGAAGTGTCCTAGGACACTCAAAATACAAGGTCTCTCTCTAGTGTCCTGCTTGTCCTAGTAGGTATAGGAATACCCTAGGACAGCAGGACACTAGGAGTATGCGGGTAGTAGGACGCTTAAAAAAAATAATATATTTTACTATTTGGTCAGGACACTAGAATGCTATATTTTCGTTCCATGCTAAACGAATCACAACTCAGAATCCTAAACCTACCTAACGTCCAAGAACTCATCAAGGCCCTGGACTGTGAAGTCCACGACTCAGGGGTTGAAACCAGAAGGAAAGTATCAAACCGTGTCGAAGATATTCTTGGTAAAATTCAGAAGTCAGAAACCAAACCCCGGATTCTATCGGAAGATGCTCCGGTAAACGACCCGTTCTCAGACAAAGCAGCATGGGTAGAAGCTCAGAAGTCCATTCACGGTGAAGGATGGTCCCCGTTTTAGGAGATCGTTGCTCTAATGGGCTGTATTGAAGCCGAAATATTCTGTAAGGATGGGCGCTTGCGCCACCCGGTACCCCAGGCCCCGGTCGATCGATCATTGGGCAAGTCGGTTTTTCAGACCCGGGGGCCTCGAAAAAGAAAAAATATTTTTGCAAGCATTATGCTTATTGCTATATTTGAGCGGAAACAAAGCGTTTCTGTTGTTAGAGAGTAAAACAAACTCTAGTTTAATTGACAACGAGTGCAACAATAGAAAATTTGGCGGTATATGTCTCAAAATCAACACATTATTCCCATTCTGGTTCTATTTAACATAAGGTAATGGCGCGCCGCGTCGTTAAGCCGATTGGACCATCAAATAATCGCTTAGAGGATTTCTTTTCAAAGAGTACAAGCGAAGTTCGTATAGCATTAGGTTTAATCTCAAGTATTCGCTTTCGCGATTCTATCTACCAACAATTTAAAATTAATCGGTCTGAGGTTTGGGCGCTTACTTCCTTAGAATCTTACCTTGCGGTTAACGATAAGGTTATAGTAAGTCAGCAAATGTTTATTGACCATTGTTCTGGCAACTTTCAGCAAAAGCGTAAGATTATGGGTTTTATGTCTGGTTTGCTGAAGAAAGGTTGTTTAGGCTCTTTCGAGTATGTTAATACCAAGGGTTCATTCTCCGTTGGCATTACAGATTTTGGTTTTACGGTCATTAATGCGTATTACAATGATGTTAATGCATTGTTTGGCCGATACATTAAGATGCCAAAGATTAACAATCAAAGATCCATTGATATTACGACCAATATACCGATTCGTTACCGCTCTTTAATGTGTGCATAATTTTGCTATTTTGTTCTTAAATAGTTAGTAAACACCATTCCATTCTCAAAAACTTTCTAACTCATTATCAGCAACTTACATCTTTTTTCTTTAACAGCTATTGACATAGTAATATATATCACTATGTTTACATAACAATTCGAAACAAAACGACTAAAGTTATGCGAACCTTAGATAAAATAATTACAAAAGTGAGCACTAAATATGGCGCTCCAATGGGTCGGGTAAATGTTGGTTCATTTCCTGATGATGTAAAAGTATTTGATTCAGCGGTGCCAATGCGTGGAACTTATGACAAAGGCGGCGCTTATTGGGGTTTAGGTACTCAGTTAAGAGTATCGTACACTAAAGACCTTTCATACATCAATTTTTACAGGAAATGAAAAAAGCCACCCTTTTAATAATCGGCATATTGACTGTAATAGTTGCGGTTGCTTTATGCCCAAGGCCAATTGCGATGCGATCTTTAAATGTATTTAAAACGACTAAATAATAACGACTATGAAAACATTAACAAAAGACATGGTAAACTTTTCAATCAATTGTTTATCAGAATACGAGCCAATTACTAAGTCTCTTTCATTTGAGACAACCGGTGCAGATCACTCTGAATACATACAAAAAGTACAACTTGACAACGGCGAAAACCCTTGGTTATGGTGTGCGGTTGAAGTGATTGCAGAGTTCAAAGGTATTCGTGGCGCGGCTTATTTAGGTGGCTGTGCATATGAAGATGAGCAAGGGTTTAAAGTTGGCGGCTATTATGAGCAAATGATTGATGAGGCTTTCGAGGAATTGAAGTCTAAAGTAGACGAAATAGTTAACGCCTTAAATTAAAAATTTATGATAACCTTTAAACAAATGCCATTATGCCCGAAATGTGGGTGTGCTATGGTAGGAGGTGCGCCTCATGGGCCTTGGCCTGTGCAGTATGAATGCCATTCATGCGGTCATATACTGATACCTAAATAATCAAGATCATGAAACCCACCGAACAAATCTTATTCTTAACCAAAGACGCTGACATAATTTACGTGCCCTTCATTGGAGCGATTAAAAGCGTACTTGTTTTTGAGTATGTGAGTGTTAACAATTAAACGACTAAATATTATGGAGATAACAACGGTAATTTTTTATAAAGAAGATGATGGGAGCATATTAGCGGTATTCCCATACGAGCACAAAAGGATTCATGAAGTTGAATGTTATTCTTTTATCGGTCAGCATTCCAGTGCGGGTACTGAGTATTGCAACAAACTAAAGAAGGCAACTAAAAAAGAGTATGCTTCACTTAAAACAGAACTTGAAAGTAAGCCATATAATTACAAATTGAATGTTATTTAAAACATCTTAAAAGATCATGGAACTAAAAAAAGAAATAACTAGGCTTGCGAAACTAAAAGGCTATCCGCACATAAAATTGTCAGCGTTACAATATCTCGACATTCTTACTCAGGCGCATAAAAATATTTATAAAACCTCTTAAACGACTACTAAAATGAAAACGACTATTAAAAAATCAATCACAATCAAGCAAGCTTTGAAAACTGCAAATGACGGCAAGAATCAAAGTATCAAACAAAAGTTTGTAGGTCAACATGTTTATTGCAATGTGGGTTCTCTCTGTGAATATGTTGTTAATAAGGGCTTTGAAGATCCAAACGCGCCTTTTACGTTGGATGATATTGAGAACTATTATTCTTATCCTGAATACAACGGAATTTCCGCAAGCTTTGACGGTGGCAGTGAAGATCAAAGAAATGAAGAAATTGAACGTCTACGCGATTTAATTACAGATAATGATCATAAAAAAGAAATGTGTGATACAATTGAATCTGAAATTGAAGAACTTAAAAATCTCGAATCCGAACCGCAAGAAATATTTGAATGGTGGGCGGTATCTGAGTACTTATATGATAAGCTAAAAGATATGGGTCATTGTGTTGTAGACGCTGGAAGCTGTTACGTTTGGGGTAGATGCACAACCGGTCAAGCTATTTTACTAGATCATTGTATTAGTCAGATATGTGCTGACATGGGAATATTAGAGGGACAAGCTAACAGTTGGGCATAATGAAACATCTATTTGTCCCCTACGAAATTGCAAGGCAATTAAAGGAAAAAGGATTTAATGAACCGTGTTTTTTAGTCTACCATGATAAAAAACTGGTTGCTATAAAAGATCATGTTTCGTCTAACTTTTTAATTCCAATAACAACAAATAAAGAGTTAGGTGTAAAAACATTTTGTGCCCCACTATACCAACAAGTAATAAATTGGTTTAGGGATACACACAAAATATACATGAGTATTTTCCCCGACTATAATTCTAAAGATGATTATAAAACATGTTGGGGGTTTAATATTGTCCAACTTGAATGGGGCGAAGATAAAGAACACCATCTAGCCAGTTATGACCGAGAATATGAGACCTTATACAACGAAGCACTAACCAAAGCAATCGAAGCAGCACTAAAACTCATCGCTTAATTAACCTAAGCACTCCAGACCGGTTTTACTTAGTCGTTTGCCGGTCTGGTTTTATCTCAAATGACTTTATGCAAACTAAATTTGGATCATGATACTGCATTACATAAATAACAAATTAATTGGAATTGCTAATGAAAATTTATTCTCGGTTAATCTTTTTGATTATCAGTTATTACAGCAAGACATCATACAAGAAATAGATAACTCTCGGTGGGTTGATAATCATATCTTAATTATAGATAACAAAAAACGATATGAGTTTACGCATAGAGAAGAAAAAATTTATCTAGGCGATGAACTTATAAGTAATGATTTTAGAGATTTATTTATATCTCTGATTAATCCTGAAATGTGTAGACTGAAAAACAGATTTAAAACATTTACGGATTAACCATCTTCAAAACCTTTCGGTGTATAGGCCAACCGTTGATTTAACTGCAAACTAAATTTAAAACAATGAAACCAACAACTAAAATCCTCAAAGTATTCACCACCTATTGGACTAAGCAAAGGTATGCACTAGTTCGTATCAATGGAGTTGGTGTATTTATTAAGCTAAACTTTTTAACTGCAAACTAATTATGAAAACAATAGACTTACATAAAAATTACATCCTCATTCATAAATTTCGTTATCCAGATGAGCCCATGAAGCAATGGGTTGTAGAAGATGAAACATCAATCGGGCAGTATCACAATGATTGGAATGAGTTGATGGAAGTAGTTGATAAGATTGAATCATTAGGTTATGATTCTGGTATTTGTGGCGTAGTAATTAAAAACGAAAAACTGACAGAGATACTATTTGCCCCACAAGTCAAAAGTAATACCATAGAGGTTCATACCAGGACAAGAAAATCAAAAATAATGGCTACGTATGAAGCTGTTGTTATGTGGATAGAATTACATGGAGAAGAAATCCTTAGAGCAAACTAATTATGAAAACTGAACAACAAGTTTTATTCGAAGCAAAAGCAATTTTATTTGGCCTATTAGTTAATAAGTCTGATAGTGAATTAACACTTGTTGAAGCTGAGATTTTAGAGGCTATTTCCAGGGATCACCAAATCCAAGAGAAACTTAATCTCCCCAAAGATCAAGCTGAAATTGATCGAAGACTGAAAGAGCGAAACACAATCACAAAGCACAATAGCGAATTTCCTTTACCGCCTTACGAATCGTATGAAAAAGAATAGACTCCCGCGCAAACTAAAAAAGAAAATTAAAAATCGTCCAAACTTTTTAATTAAGAAGCTGGCGAAAGAAAACGGGCATCTCATTTAATCGACTCAAGAAAAATTATAAAGAACGGAAAGATGACCAACACCGAAAAAATAGACACCTTCTTCCATAAGCTTACAGAGGATGAGAAACATGAGTTAGTATGTCGAAGTGCAAACAGCCAATGGAATTGGCAAACTAATACTGTGATTTTGGGTTGGAGCTCTATGAAGCATTTAGAAAAATACCAAGAAATGTTAATCACTAAATATTACAACAAATGAAAGATGCAATTGGCGACCGAATGAAAAACTACTATGAAGATAGAACAAGATTCTCTCTCATTCGCAGATCATACACGATCATACGCATAGATGGCAAAGCATTTCACACCTACACAAAAGGACTGCAAAGACCTTTCGACGATCAGTTAATAAATGATATGGATCAAACCGCATGCTTTCTTTGTAAAAACATTCAAGGTGCTAAGTTTGCATTTGTTCAGTCAGATGAGATTTCAATATTATTAACTGACTTTGAGGAATTAACTACTGATGCTTGGTTTGATGGTAACATTCAAAAAATGGTTAGTGTATCGGCCAGCTTGGCAACTGCAAGGTTTAATGAATTGCGACCTAGCAAACTAGCTTTTTTTGATTCACGCGTATTTCAAATTCCAAGTAAAATTGAGGTAGAAAATTATTTCATTTGGCGCCAACAAGATACTGTTAGAAATAGCATTCAATCTACTGCTCAGTCAGTGTATTCACACAAAGAACTCGAAAATAAAACCACGGATCAGCAACAAGAGATGATCTTTCAGAAGGGTATAAACTGGAATGATTACGAACCAAAATATAAAAGAGGGCGAATTATTCTTAAAGAAAATTATTTGAAAGAATATGCTATTAGAAGTCGTTGGATAAGTTCGGAGGCCCCCACATTCACCAAAGACAGGGAATTTTTATCAACTAAAATTCCTATCTTATGATCCGAGGCTACGCCCGCGTTTCCACCCAACACCAAGACCTTGGCCGACAGATCCAAGACCTCAATCAATACGGTTGTGAGATCATCTACCAAGAGAAGATTTCAGGCAAACTAAATAAGAGACCTGAGCTTGATAGGATGCTTGAAGAGATGCAAGCGGGTGACGTGATTGTCATCCATAAGCTGGACCGACTAGGGCGCTCCCTTCAGCATTTGATTGAGCTTGTGAACACGTTCAAGGACCGAGGCGTTGACTTTATATCGCTCAAAGATAACTTCAACACCACCACCCCACAGGGCAAACTAATTTTCAATATCATGGGCTCCATCGCAGAGTTTGAGAGAGAGCTAATATTAGAGCGAGTGAACAGTGGCATAAAGCACACTAAAATCCATGGCACTAAAACAGGACGGGCACATGGTAGGCCAGACAAAAGCAAGGACCCGAAAACTATTGAGGATGTTGTTAATTTATATCAATCTGATACAGCGATAACGGTTAAAGAAATTTCGGAAAAGATGAAGATTAGCAGACCAACTGTTTATAAAATTTTGAGGCAAAACACCGAATTAGTCATTCGTTAAACAAAAACTTTATACCTAATAATCAGGTATTTAACTAATAATTGTTACATAGTGCATTAGATAGTGATATATATTACTATATTTGAACAAGCAAAACAAAAAACTCTTTATGGAAACACATTGATTTGGAGCCAGGGACCTACGAATTTACGATTCAGAACGCATACAATCCTTTCAAGAAAGTATTTGAAAGAGTGATTGACTAAAAATACAAACTAAGCCCGGGCGCGAGAGTTTTTGAAGAGGGTCTTTTTCTCTCGTTGCCCGCTTAGTTTTTTATCAACTAAAATCTAATAATTATGAAAGTAGGCGACATCACCCGCACAGTAATCTCTACCTCTAAAAAACTAAGAGGAGAATCAGAGGTAGTATACAAAACATACCTCGGCCAGCACAAAGGCAAGGCTCGGTATAGTTCGAAGACCAAGCATGAGAAGGTTAAAGCGAACTTATAGTATTCTCATTAAATCGATAAATGAATGCAAAAGACATCTTGGTTAGAATTCTATAATGAAATGATTGTGTTGGATGAAATGCCATATAATGGTATTTGTCCAAACCTATGGAAAAATTATTCACACGAAATGGAGACTGATCTGATACTTTATATGAAACCGGAAGATACTAGTTACTTTAACTATTGGGCTGACCCTGAATCTAACAAAAAAGAATTCTCGCCTCAGCGTCAAAACATAGTACTATTAATGGCGGCACTAAATAATGAATTATGAAACACAACATAATCAAAACCGATTCCATACACATTGCTCTTGACTTGATGCAAAGCGCAGAGGTTAATCTGTCTGTACATTGGAGTTGGAGATATTTTAAATTCATCTATCACATTGAGTTTCTGGCAGCTTAAATATTTCATTATGAAATTTAAAACTTTTATTAAAGAAACAATGCACTTAAGACGTAGTATGTCGGGTGTTTCCCTTGATTTTGGATGGGGTAATGGATATGTATGTATTCCGAACTGGCATCCATTTTATGGGCTTGGTTATGATGATATTCACGATATCGCAGAAATAAGCATAAATGGAGGGCTAACATTTTCATCTCACGCAAAAGATATTGCAAATTGGCCAGAACTTCCTAAAGATTGTACAGATCATTGGGTCATTGGATTTGATACTGCACATTATCGTGATACCCTTTTGGAATGGCCAATTAATGCTGTGCAGTTAGCTGCGGATAATTTAGCATTGCAGATATCTTCTTTAAACATCATTGTTTTGTGGTACAGAAGAATCAAGTTGTTGTTTTTAAAATGGATACATAATAAAACCGCATGAAAGCACAAACAATCATAACCGTTTTCTCTTGCGTCATTCTCCTTCTGATAGGATTCTTTATAGGCTTTGCCTGGGGTTCATATTCAAATTATCATCTGGTAGTAGAGCCAGATAAAGGTAGAACAGGATACACTGTGATTGATCATGATAGTGTGGAGTGGAGCGATGGGAAAAGAGAGAAGTATAATTGGCATGTGCATACAAGGAAACATAAAGCAAAATAAATTATGAAAAAATTCAAATATCCTCTTGCTATTGAAGGCACAAAAGAACAGTTAGCCAATCTGGAACCATTGTTAATTTCTTTAGGATACATGATGGTAAATGAATGTAGGCAATATAAACATTCTTCTCCGTGGCTATTAACACGTTTTGGCGTACACCGTTACCACATAGGATATAATCAAACCCGAGCAAATCATTTAGTAGTCAATGCCTCCAATCCAGACCTTGTATTAGCATTGGCGGCAATGGTTGATGATGGTGAATTTTATGAAGGTGAGATTGTAAAATATATTGGTAATGATCATAGATGGTGTACGGCTGTTAGTGGAGGACAAGGGAATACATTCATAGTTGATAAACAAACAGGCAGAAAGGAATATCTATATGTTAAACCACCTCCAAATGCGATTTGCAATACACCAAATACTTATATTCATCATTTCTGCAAGGCAACAAAAGAAGAAATTATACAACATTTCACTAAACATACTGATCCCACGGAAAAGAAAATTATTGGATATAAAGTCGTAACAAATATTTTACGATGGGATTACGGAACTGTCCTAGTAAAACAAAGTACAGGACAATGGGCACCTGAAGGAGCTAGGCCGGGACAAGAATGCGTTAGCAATAATCATTTATTACTTGAAAAAGATCTCTTTGATCCTGTGTACGAAGAAGAAATAAAGATTATAACTCTCCGTTGTGAAGGAGGAACATTTGAGATTGAGGTGAGTAAGAAAGGGATTTATTATAAACCGGAGGATGTTTACTTAAGTCTCATTCTATTGAGAAAAGCTATTGATAATAAAATTATGGTTAGTTCTACCAATAAAGACTATTCATTTGTGCCATCACATATAAACTCCGGTTGCAAAAAATCGGTTCCGGTATGTGATTGGGTTAAAGTTCTTGACGCTTACGATGATATAAGCAAATGATCAAACTCCCATCTCTATACGCCCTAAAAAAACAACCTCCAACACAAGACATTGTGTATGTCAAAACGGTTAATAAACTTTACCGGTACATTGATGGTGAATGGATTGAGAGAGCATATTATACCAATGCTGAGTGTGCGGATATACTAGGGATTAAAGTTGATCGGATGAACCGCATATTCAATAGACTTGGTGTGAATAAGAAATTATACAAGACCGTAAACTTAAATTACGAACAACTTATTTTGCTTGTGAAGATTTTGAAAATGAAGAAAGAAAATCCTCAGTTGAGGTATAAGGATATAAAACTAAAAATGAAGTTATAAATATGTTCAACACGACCCACATCCATAATACAAAAGACAGACTAGTTCCTTATGAAAAGACAGTTACTGTTACTGAACATCGGGCGCCAACTGATCATTCTGTAGAATTACTGAATGAATTCACTGAGAAGGCGAAGCAAAACATTATTGATACAATTCATATTAAGAACAACGTTATAGAATGCGTTGTTGTGTATTACTCAGATGATCTTTTGAAGGATAGAATTAATTTCTGGCTTAGATTCAAACTCAACGATAAAGAATATAAGTTAAATGGCGATATCGAAAAAACTGAATTAATGGAAGTTCACTCTGCGCATGGACTCAGAGTTCAAAAAGTTTTTGATCTTTTAGTAAAAAAGTATTCAGAGATAATAGCTATTGAAATACTCAAACAAACTCCACAATCACATCAAATATTCTCATGAAAGACATCATCAAACAAGAACTCCAACAAGCCAGCGATGTGCTGAATAAATTCATGGCCGATGAAGTGAATATTCAAACCATTTGGAATGCCGCTGATGTTATGCGTCATGCTATCAAGTATGGAAAAAAAGTTATTTCATGTGGTAACGGAGGTTCTATGGCTGATGCTATGCATTTCGCAAGTGAACTAACTGGCAGGTATCGACATACAAGACGACCATTTAAAGCAATGGCAATTAGCGATCCTTGCTACATTAGCTGCGTTGCAAATGACTTTGGGTATGAAAATATATTCCACAGATGGATTATGGCATTTGGCGAGCCAGGTGATGTTTTACTCGCCATTAGCACAAGTGGTCAATCAGAGAATATAATTAAGGCTATTCATGCTGCTCACGATAAGGATATGCATATAGTTTTCCTCACTGGTAAAGAAGGAGGATCAGTTAGGCCAATATTAGATATTAATGATATTGAGATAAATGTAGACCATATTGGATATGCTGATCGCATCCAAGAATGTCATATCAAAATCATCCACATTTTAGTTCATTTAATCGAGCAAGGAATATGACAAACCATGACTTTAAACTCTTATCGAAACAGAACCAAATCCATCTCACCGTATTTGATGCAACTTATTTATGCTCCAGAGAAGTGAATGGATGTAGCGTATGCCTTTATTATTACGAAGGATTGTTCATCGAGGTATATCACATTAATTCAGAGCACGTAGATGTGATGCTTAACTCTTTTACAGGAAGCGTTCCTCTTGATTATTATTTGGATAGTATTGATTTGGAATTTTTAATGGATTAAATCCTTATGAGGCACGAAGATTACAAATTAATTCCGTTTAATGATATATCGGACGATGCGCGTAAAATTGCCGTGGATTGGTTTGAATATAAGCCAATGGGTTTTGATCTACACAATAGGCATAAACTTGCAAGTGATATTATGAACTACTCAAATGTTCAGCTTGCAGAATATAAGACGAAACTTAAAAAAGCAATATCTAATTCAATTGATGGGACACTAGAAGCAAACACATTTTATCTACACAAAGATTTTATTGAAACAATTATTGATGCCTTATGAAAAAACGATTCCATGACGGTGAAGAGGTTGTGTGCGTTGACAGAAATATGTTTCCGAACTCAATTACTGGTATGTATGCGCCAGACTTATCGTATAAAGGAAAGTATATTATAGATCAATATGATAACTTCCGTGATGGTCATTGGTGGCTAAAAATAATAGGTATTCAAGATGGCGCTGTGTATTCAGAAAATAGTTTTTGTAAACTTACTGAAGCTACCGAACGATTTGAATCGCATATAAGAGAAGACTTATTTGTGCAACACATGAAAACTTTACGCTATGAAAAGACAAGATAGATACTACGCAAAGAAAATGTTACAAAGACATGCTGGATGTAGAACAACTATGATTATTTTATTCGTATTAATAATGATGGCTATCGTTTCTTTTATTTGCAGTGTTGTTTAGCCCATTGCCACCAAATAAGATTAGCCGTTTCAGTTACGGAAGCACGTATTATATTTTCATTTAAATTTCCTGTTCTGATTAAGAAGTCACAAGCAAGCTGTTCATCAGATGATTTAAAAGGATCAACCTCTCTTTCACTTGCCCATTGTTGAATGAACTTAGGTAGCTTCTCTTGGATTGGTTCTACATCTGCTGGTGAGAATCCAAATTTCCAGCAATCAAAGCCATCAACACAATCATGTATTCTTTTGTCGGCTTCACCGAATAGGAATATGTCTTCTTGGATGTGTTTAATTTTTACGAGGTGTTTGTGTTTGTCGCGGACGAAGCCGGTATGATAAATACGGATATCATTTAAAAAATCAGGCGAAGCTGATGGCATAAGTCCTAAGCTTTCAGCATCTCCTACACACCTGTATTTAGTTTTAGCAAGACGAATGACGTGTGTGCTTACTGGTTTCCTTTCATTTGATACGTTAAGCACAGTATAGGAACTCGCCCAGCAATTCAATCTATGGCAAAAGAATGACTCCTCATCAGTTTCAATTGCTTGTCGTATGGCATTGGCGCAAGACTCATGAACGCACTCGTCTGATTGAACGTATAGGTTATAATCGGATGTTAAATTATCGATAGCTTTATTCGAGAAGTAAGAAAGCTTTTCTCTCCCTTGTTGTGAGGCCCATTCTTCTTCACTTATTGGATAAAGAAATATAGGCTTTAATGGAGATGGTAATGATCTTATCCAATTATAAACTTCTTCGTTAGTTCCATCCGTACCCCCATAAGCAATGGATATCTGATCACATAGTTCGTAAATACAATTGAATGTTTCTATAAAGCTATAGTCTTGAGATATCCCATTATAAACGAAGCTGCTTCCACCTAAAGTTATGGCCATAATTACAATTGATTTATATTAGCAAATTCCCCATGATGCATAAGAGCCAATTCATTATATTTTTTGGCAACATCTATAGCTGTTTCAAAATATCCTGCATGAATATGGATACGATTAACCTTAATTTGACATTGAAATTTTCTCTTATCAGGTCTCCATGAAACGCCTTTATATCCACTTTTATTCCATTTTTTCTTAGGCATATTATACATATTTTGAGAACCGTTTACGATTCTTAAATTCTGCCTAGTATTATTTAATCCATTCATGTCTTTATGATCGATAGATTGAGAGGGGAATCCCATTATTAATCTATGCATTCTAAATTTTTTAGTATTTTTTCTACCACCAATCTGAGTGGAGGCATATTTAATTGTTACTTCACCGCTATATCTTGATTTATAACAACTTAAAGTCCAAGTATACCCAGAAACCAATTCGTAATCTTCATCATCAACCATCACCTCATGCCTCCCATACTTAGGAGAATTAATTACAATCACTTTCATGCCGCAGTATTTTTATAAAGGGCTATATTGCCCATAGTCTTCACCTCTTCAAGCTGCGGATGCTTAGCAATGGCCGGTAATACACCGGGCCCAAACTGACTAAGAATATCATCAAAAGCGAACCACTTAATTTTCAGATCAAGCGCAAGTTTAATGTCGGCCATGACGTGGTGTTCGAGATGGCCCCCATCGATAAACGCGAGGTCATACTTACGATAACACACATCTGGAAATACCTGAGCGCTGTCTTTTATAACAACATGAATCCGAGTATTGAATTGTTCGAACAATAATTCAGCGGCCCGCATCGTTTCTGCCTTATCACTTATATCAACAGATACAAGTGTAGCATCAGTCAAATTAAGCCAAATAGATGCCGAGTACCCGAGGTTAAAACCAATTTCTAGAATTGACTTAGGTTTCACAATATCGACAATCTCCCGAAAGCATCTCACAGAGTGAGGTCCAACACCCCAAGGTATTCTTTCACCTTTAGCATCAAATCCAGTTCCACTAAATCCTTCTACACCAGGTAATCCAGCGGTGCATTTATGGAAGAAGGCAATATCCTCATTAGAGGCGTACATTAATTCTTGTTCGGTCATTTTGAAAGTCTTATTAAGTTTTTTCTTAGTATTTGTAATGTGGCAACATGGCCATCTCTTTGAATAAAATGTTCTGGAATAGGATTTTTACGCCACTTTCTATCAAATAAATACAGAGCACCTTTCTGAAAGGCAATGCGCTTTTTCGTTTCCGCTATTTTTCTTTTGATGTAATTACAAGTCATAATTTTCTTAGTATAACGAAGAAACTATAGCAATTAGGACGTAAATCCATTCCCGAATCAATTAATTCAAAAATCTTCGGCAAGTGATTTCCTTTGAAGTCTTTCCCTTCTCCGCAGAAGGCGCGTTTAATCCAAAACATGAATGGTTCATATTTCATATCTACCATGTGTTCAGGATTCTCTTTATTGTCGTAGTGGTCTCCGTCTGGAAGATAGAGTATCATGTGTCCTCCTGGCTTCAACATCATTTCCCACATCTTAATAGTACCATGTTGATCAGGCATATGCTCCAAAAAATGACTAGAGTATATGGTGTCAAATACATTTATAAAATGATTATCTTTTCTATGCATTCTAACCTTCTCCCAAATATCTTCATGTTCACACACAACATCAACACCGGGTAGTAATCTGCCATCAACCCCTGTGGCCTCTGGAGTAATCTTGTGATCACCAGACCCAATATCTAAAATGTCTCCAGTAATATACTGCATCACTTGCGGTAGGTCTAGAACCTTATCTGTCTCCGATCTATAATCCCTCATTTTTCATTTTCTTTACGTAATTCTATTCCCCTCTTAATTAAGAGTTCGCCTATTTGAATAGCTTGTACAGAGGTAAATCCTATCCAATGGACTTGTTTACCAAAATCAATAACTACAGTTCCGTTTGTCTTAGTAATACCTATTGCAATTTCGCCCTCATCATTAGCGTTTAGTTTGCCATTAGGAAAACTTCCTGTTGGTCCTAATACGTCAGATATAGTTCCCTCTTTTTGTTTTATGAATTGTTTCATAAAATCAGAATCAAAAGGTTCTTGCTTGTAAAATGGTTGGTCTCCGTGATGTGCCATAACTTTTATTTTTTCCTGTTATATAAAATTACTTCTAATTTATTAATTACTGATTCAGTTGTATGCGTAATACAAGGAGGAGTTGCTTCCTGAACTTCACATCCAACACCCTCAACACTGATCACGGAGTGATAGCACCCATCTTTTTTGATCGGGCATTCATTCTGGATGACATGGATGTTGCTTAGATCAGCATACCGTAGCTTAGCATCAACGCTGCCGAAGAAAATGATTGACTCTACGTTAAGACCAACTGATATTTGCGCCACGCCGCTATCAATACCGATGAAATAATCTGCACCATTCAATAAATATAGCATTGAACTTTTATTATGTGCAACCCATCTCAGCCCTACTTTCTTTGATCCATTACCAACGCACAAAATATCATAACCATAAGCTTTAAACAAATTAGCCACCTCGTACCAATCCACCCCATGCACATTCCTATGATCCATCGCTGTGTCATCAATATGAAACACCACGTATTTCTCAAATATTTTCGGCGCGGGGAAATTAAGCTTTGGATTTTTCAGTACACCATCAGTGATCCCGCACACTTCGTAATAAGACTTCAATACCAATTGCTTTGGATTAACCTCATAGGCCATGTCCAGGTTAATGGTCTTAGCCTTAATGCCAGGATATTGCTGTACATGAAAGACAGGATAATGATGATGATCAAATAGACTGAAGAACTCCGGCATCACGTCGATAATAACTCGATATCCATGATCGTTGAACCATGACATCACAGGCTCCATCATAATAATGTCACCCATGGCCGCTGTACGCTTCAGGATGATTGGTTCTTTGTAAGGAGGATGGAATTTACCGTGAAAGCCGAACGTGGGCTGCATGGGCTCATGGCATTCATAGGCGAATTGATGTGCAAGTTCCTCGGGAGCGAATTTTAATCCATCAAGCTCAAGAAGATTGCGATATAATCTACAAATTATTTCATCTTCAGGATGGTATGCCTCTGGTTCAGAAAGGACGTCGGACTGCATTAATCTTTTAGATCTCAAAGAGAACCCACCATTCCCAACATTCCTCCCATCCTTATAAAACCAAGGAGCGCCAATATAATCGTACTCTAAAAATTCATCCGTCCACACAGATCCATCGAGTACGTATCCATCGTTTTGAATTATAAGAACGTGAGATGTTATGATATATCTCCACAATTCCTTAACAATAAATTTGGAATACTCCTCTTTAGAATTTATTCTTGGAATAACAATTGTTTCGAAGTTATCTGCTTTTAAAGGCTGATCGGTGAAGAAAATTACGCTATGCGGTGTTATTTGCTCAAGCGTTCGTGTGATTGCCATTATAGCTTCACCGTAGTTTACACAGTCGACGATGATGATGGTTACATTTGGAAGGTGCTTCATTTATAAAGGATAGCTCGTGGAATATTATTTATATTAGAATATTTGACTTTTCTTCTTACAATTTTCCCCTCGATCATATCATCCTCCAAAATTTTCATATTCCCGCATTTACATATAAAAATTGTGTGTAATAAGAGATATGGACCATGATGATCTTGTGGAGATTTATTTGTTAATTTCCTGAAATGAATGCCTAATTTACAAAGAATGCTCATTTTTAATTATTCAAATGAGGGTAATAAAATCTTAATCTTTGATATTCGTCCATTTGATCTCCATCAAGTTTACTTAATTCTGGATACACATTTCCAGATATATATAATGAATAGCACACGTACAAAAACATCTCTAACTCTTCTTCCTTGATCATGACTTGACCTTCATCTAAAGTATAAGACTCAGAAACGCTTGTTAGATACCATTTTAAATCCTTACGATTTTGCACTCTAACCGATGTTGAAATAGTTATTTGTTGTCCCTCTTTATTAATCTTAAGTTTTGGGTATATGTAATTTTTATACATGTTTTTTATTTTAATAGTTCTGGATTTTGATGGATGTTACCGATTACCTCTTTATTATTTACGTGAATCCATCCATTAGATATACTTCCACATTCACGATCCGTTTTTAAATCAAATATCATAAATCTAGCTTCTGAATCAACCCATTTAACTATATGCCTACATGGTGATCCGTCTGAATAAAGTGACTGTATAATATCTGAATCATAAATTTCTACTCGGTTTTTATCTTTAAGTCCGGTATACTGCATAAAAATAATATTGTCTTGCCAAGTGCGTTCAATAAGATGACTTCCATCATTAGGCTGTATGAATGTAGATATTTCTTGAAGGGTAAAAGTCTTATTCATCCCAGTGATGCCAAACGTTCTAAATTTTAATTCCCTCATTTCACTTCCCCAAAACAGTCCGCAAATCTCATGATCAAATACTTTACCTCATCAATAGTGAAGTCAGTACCGGCGTAGCTGCCGTAAGCAATCTTCTGTCCTATATGCAAAGGCAATGCCTTTTCTTTACCTGGGCCGAAAGCAACTACAGTTCCAATCTTTGGCTTCTCTTTATTAATCAGTTCTTCAGGCTTGTACAAGCCACCCTTTGTCATGGTCTCAACAGGATCAGGATAAACAAGAATGCGATCCTCGTAGGGAGCGAACTTCTCCGTCATGAAGTCTACAGCGTTTTTCTTTTCTGTACTTTCCTGATGCCTTTTTGATAAGAACTCAGTTTTGTCCTGCATTTCTTTCTGCGACATCTGCTTCACCGCTTCTCTTTCTTCGTCAGTGAGTTTTGTGCCGGGCATTAAATACGTTTTTTGCATAGGTTATTTTTGATTGATTGTTAATTCTTCTCCAGTTAATGCGTAAAAAAGATTCTGTAATTGATGCACATAATAAATTCGTTCTGCTATCAGGGCTTTTAATACATAATTGAACATTGTATAGCTACCGCTTAAGTCACGCCATTGAAGATTCATTCTTGCGTCTCCATTTGGATATTTTTCATAAGATTTACATTCCTCATTCCATATCCAGCCAAACTTTATCAACCATTCTTCATTTAATGGAATGGGTTTTGGTTTTAAATAATCTGCAACCTGTTCAATAATTTCAAAATCTACAGCACTAACTTGAAAAATATCACCTGATAGATATTGAATATAATTTCCGAGCATTAATTCTGAGGCTTTCATTCTCCCATCAATTTATTAACCCAATACTCAAACAACTCCGTCACTCGAAAATAATAACCACCATCCCCACAAGGATGCACATTTGGAGCAAAGTCACAAACCTCTAATAATCTAGGTACTTTCATTGCCTCGGCAATCGCGAAGCACATGGATTGGTTGCCTATGAAAAGCTTACAGGAGTTGATGGCAACGGCCAGTTCATAAAAATCTTTTACTTCAAGTAGTGGTAATTCGAGGTTCCAGTCATGTTTGAAAGTCTCGTATTCCTCTTTAGTACCGGTAAATATTAATTTCTCTTCGTATTTTTTGAGATGGAAATAATCGATCCAGTGGCATTGGTAACGTGAGGTACGGTTGATGAGAATTTTACCTCTAAGTTTTATTATTAATGGATTCTCGGGATAATAATCAGGATCAAGACTTGTAATATCTTTCCTTTCCAATTCAATCCAATGCTTCCAATACTCCGGCCTCATCTCAGCAAACACCATTGGCAACCAAGTGACAATATTCCCATAAGGCATGTGAGACTTGACCTGGCGAAGCATATCCAAATCCACCATCACCTTCTCCCCTTTCCACTCATTAAAAGACTCTACATAAGGCTGCGCTTCGATCAGCGGCTTCAGCATATCAAAGGCGTACCGATTCATCATGCTATTACCATAAGGATGGTTAGCGCCATCGTACAGGCGCCCTTGCTGGTCCAGCCATTGGTAGATTACAGCCTTTTGGCCGTAGGTATCGCAGTAACTTTTAATGCCCGCAAGCGCATAAATAAGGTCTCCGGCAAAGCACCCGTGCTTAAATAGTAATTTATTCTCCAAATTTGTATCTTTAAACCTGTTAATTAACAATTAAACTAATTATACCATGGCTACCAACATTTTAATCGACGTGTACGAATTCAGCACCGGTATGGAGTTGAACCAAAAATACACTCAACCATTTGTGGCTGCTGAGATTACGTATCAACCAGCCAGTATTTACAATTTCAAGAACGTTTATTTTACCGGCGTTCGGTCTAAAATCACGTCCAAATTTGGCGGCATTCTGAAAGACTACTATGTAGCTCAGACTCCAGCACAGATCAAAACGCTCTTAGACGCCTAATTTAAAGCCCTTCGATTTACTTCGTTGGGCTTTGCTTTGCCTAAATATTTATCAAATATAACATTTTTTTTAAATAGTCATATTTATCACTATTTTTGTTTTATGATTTCCATCCTCCAAGACTATTTCACCGTATCCATCGAATCCCGTTACAACGAGACTAAATCCAAATCAGGCATTATCCTGGTAAATACTGCATGGATTGACGATACGGAGATGGACCGCAATGAACATAAAAGAATTTATGGTACTGTGCTGGCCGTACCTGAGGTGTTCTCTGATACTCCCTACCGTGCTATTGATGATGGAATGCCAGCGTATCACAAGTATGTAGGACATGACGATATTGTAGATAAGATCAACCGAGGATACACAAACCACAACGACAAATCTTACTACCCGAGCACATTTGAGCGATACACCGTGGTGACCATGGAGGATATTGCCAAGAACATTGATATTAAAGTTGGCGATAAGATTTATTTCTTACCTCAGTGTACAGAAGATGAGCACATGATGGAGAAGAAAAAAGGAGAGGAGATTTACCGGATTAATGTCAGTGAGATAATTTGTGTGGTTAGAACTATGATTCTTACTGATCGCACAAATAGCATTGAGGTTGGTTTTGAGAGAAGAATCATCATGCAAGGCGAATGGGTACTCATCAAACCAAACACCGAATCATGGTCAGAGATCACCACCAAATCAGGCATTATTATGAAGCCACTACCAACGGCTAAATGGCTTGAGGGAATTGTGGCGCACAGCAGGCATAAGCATTTAAAAGTTGGCGCTAAAATAGTTTATCTGCCTAATGCTGACTGTCCAGTGAAGATTGAGGATGAAGATTATTATGTGATGCCTGCGCAGGATATAATTGGGGAATTAAAGTCATGAGCGCGAGTCCATCCAATAAAAAAGCTTAACAAACAATAAAATATATGATAGGTATTTATCACAACCGTGATCTTGACGGATTCGCATCTGGGGCGATAATAAAGAAAAAATATCCTGATGCGAAAATGATTGGATATGATTATGGGCAACCACTTCAATTAGAAGCTAATGGTGATTCCGTTATTATGGCTGACGTATCATTGCCCATGAAGACAATGTTAAAAATAGCCCAAATGGCTAATTATAATTTTACTTGGATCGATCATCATATCTCTGCAATGAATGATTATGAATTATTTGTTGGTAATGGTGAGTCTTTCTGTACGGCCATTTTGGATTCTAAAATATCAGCATGCGAAGGCACTTGGAAACACCTTTTCCCTAATGAAGGTATCCCAAAAGGAATCCAATTACTCGGTGAATACGATACATGGAGAAATGGTGATATAGAAAAGTGGAACAATGAAATTCTTCCATTCCAGTTCGGCATCCGAATGTACTGCAATTCACTTGATACTTTCCCAGATAATGTATTTTGGAATGAGGACTGGATTAGAAAAGTGATAGAAAAAGGCAAAACAATTCTTCAATACCAAGCACAAGTAAACGAATCAGCATGCAATAAGTCTGCTTTTGAGTTTAATTTTGAAGGACTCAAGGCAATTTGCTTAAACGGTGGTGGATTTAATTCCGATGTTTTTAAATCTGTCTATAATGAAGAGATACATGATATTATGATGCCATTTGTTTTTAATGGTAAGTTCTGGGTAATTAGTCTGTACACAACAAAGGATATTGATTGCTCAAATATTGCTAAAAAACATGGTGGAGGAGGTCATAAAAAAGCTGCCGGATTCCAAGTTTATGATATTAAGACCATATTCACAAACATGAAATAAAAAACCCCAGGAATAAATCCCTGGGGAAAAAGGCTTCAATCTTCGGAGTGCAACGTCGGAAGACGGATTTGATTACAAAACTAATCAGTTTTTTCAACTTTCTCCACTTTTGTCTTTTCAGTGGTAGTTGTCGATGAAGATACCTTACCAGCCCTGAAATCTATCACCTGTTGTAAGGTTATAATTCCCATGCATAATAATGCGAACAGCAGCCAAGCGATAATAACATCAACCAATATTTTTTCATCACAAAATCGGAACGTTGCAATCATCGCTACCATTACGCCAGCGAAAGCACTGAGCTTCCTGGCAGAAAAACCTTCCGTCTTACTGTTGTTATTAAAACTATTGTAGATGTCATCAATAAGTTTCATTTCTTATGCAGTCTATATCCTTCCTCAAACGCTATAGGAACGGCAATAATAAAGATCCATTTTAATATTTTCTGCTTCCTTCGGTCTTTCTCACAATCGGCAGTTTCCTTTCCTTTAACCACTAATTCTTTGTCCTTAACTGATATTTTCCTAAGAAGTAACTTATTATCATGAGAGATTTTACTTATTACCGAGTCGGTATTTACGTGGGCTTGCCGAAGGAATGACATTGTGATGCTGTCGGCCACGGCATTTTGCTTCAGCATCTTGTTCTCCGCGTTCTGGTCTAAAATCCTTTTAGAGATAATTTCCCATTCTTTAGTAGAGAAAGATTGCGCGAATAACTGAGTCCCTGGCATGGACGCTAAGATGATGATAACGAGCAGTATCTTTTTCATATTGTGCTTTATAAACGATCTTCACTTTTTGCTCCTTAATTGCCTTTTGATAAGCTGAGTCGGCTTTGTTTTTATAGAGAGTGATTGAGTCTTTATTCTGTTTTAACTGCAAGTCAATGGCTTTGTATGCAAGATTAATACTGTCCAGTTCGGCTTTGTAATCTTTTTTTGGTTTCGGCGCTGTGAAGCGGCCAACGAAGAAGAGTGCGACAGCTATTGCAATAAGAACTAAAACCGTTTTGTAGTTCATTTTTTCTTTTTATAAGTCACTTCAAATTTAGCTGGCAATAATTCATATAATTTAGCAAGCGTAGCCCTTGAGTTGAGCACATCCAGAACATCGTCTTTATTCCGATCACCAAATCCATCGCCAACAATATAGCATCCAAGAGTATCGGAAAAGTAATTGCCAGCATGCCAAAGTATTCCGGCCCTATGAGGTACTTTACCAACGCGAAAATGCGGGTATTCATGATGAGTAGAAGTTTCCTCCTTCTCTACTGGATAAACTCCTTCTGGAATACAGGATATATTGTGCTGATTACCTTTATTTGGTGGTTCAAGGCCTTTACAAGCAAAAACTATTTTATCATCATCATCCAAAACATTTAGCGTACTCAATGTTTCTTCAGGGAGGTATACCCTTATAATCTCGGCTCTCATTTATGATTTTAGTTTTAAGTACATAAAGATTAAAGATATTATACTTACAATTAATGCTATGTAAGATTTGAAGTCAACTTTGCTTTCTTCTTTTGTATCTAGCTTACTTTCCTGTTTTAACTTCCAATCATTTAAAATGGTAATCTTACGCTCGAATTTTTCATTCAAAGAGTCAATCATTCTGTCAAAAACCTCACGTGGTATAGACTCCTTTTGAACATCTTTTATCCTTCCTGCCTCTCCATTCAAATCCTCCAGTCTGCGTTCATACTCTTTTGCCTGTAGCTTAAGAGCCTTTTCCATGCTTCTGAATTTCTCACGGATGTGCTTTTTCAAAGTTTTTTGATAAACCTCATTTATGGTTTGGCTTAGTATTATTGGCAATCTCCTTTAATGTGTCAATCTCTGACTTAAGAAATAGATCTATCCTATTACTTAATTTTAGAGTAGAATCCTCAACTTTTTTACTCAAATTATCAACTGCAATACTTAAAGTTTTAATACTATCACTGAATCCAGTAGTCATAGTCTGTATTGTGGCTATTTTTTTACCCTGTTGAATGTGGGATAAACTCAACCATGTAAGAATTCCACTTATTATAGTGATTACAATTTTTTCAAAGTCCATAGAATAAAGAAATAAAGGTAGAGAAAAATCTTGAAGTCTGTAAACTGCACACCGTAAGTGCCAATATGGAACCAATCGTGCTCATAAATAAGACCAAAATCGAGCAATGAAGCGATTTCTATTGCTATGAACTTATAAAATAATTGTGCCTTGTCGTGAAGTTTTATCCGGCAGTAATACCAGAAGGAGAGAGTTAAAAGATGTTGAGAGATGAATCCGGCATAGGATTGAAGTGTTAATCCTATTGCTTTACCATTCTCATCGACAATCTCATAAAGCGGGAATGGATGGATATAGTAATACTTCGGAAGCCAGCCAATGGCCCTATTTGATACAAATGCTCCGAAGATTGCAAATATTGCGTCCTGCTTTAATATCCAGGCCCAAAATGCACTAACCCATTTTTTTAAGAGCAACCACTTATTAATTAAACTTTTAATAAGTGATAACAAAAATGTACTAATCCACCTTTTCAAGGGTGAGGATTAGTTGGTGGTGGATTTTCAGGGGTTGTGTCGGCGCTTTCAGCATGGCCATGATGCTCCAATTCAGCGATAGCCTTTTTAACATCTTCAACCACTAATTCAGCATGAAGAAGAATTAATTTAAGTCGTCTTAGTTCGTTACTCATATTTTTCGATCAGTTTAATAACTTTCATCTTCAGACCATAAATCTCTCTTTTACTCATTTTCAGTTGAGTATGTAGAGATTTAATCTGTTTTTTTTTGTAGCGATCTGAAGTGAATAAGATTGCCACACAAAGTAGGAGTAAAGCCAGTACACCGTTCATCATCTTCACGTAAGTGTTTCATAAAGTTAGCGATGGTTTTACTCTGGTTCAACATTACCTTATATTTTGGCTTACTGATGCACCTCAAATGATATTTCCCCGGCAGAGGAAGCATCATAGCTATATGGCGCTCCACCGTCTACAACACGGTCATTTGGCCTAAATGGGGCCTCTTGAAGGATTGCCGACTGCGTAGCATGCGTACTCATCGCTATAATCATTTTGTAAAATTGACGCTCACAAATTTTTACCGTAGTATCCACGGACACATCAGTTGGGAATCCCTGCTTTAACACAAGGAACGTATCGCTCACCACATAATCGATCTGGCGAAGAACATTTCCATCATATAAAAAGCTATTGAGAATAAATCTGGTAAACTGAGTATTTGTTCCCCTGACATTTTTCCCAGTAGATTTAAAAGTACCTGGATAAGCGAGGGATACCGGTATTGTTCCTTTTAGAGGAAAAGAACTTCCGCTCACGATGTCACCGTATGAGTTCGGAATGTTATATGCTGATCCGGTTACCGCTCTAAAGACGGCTGATTCGGAATGGGATATGGTTTCGTTAATCATAGCGGTGTTATTTTTAAATCAAATTTAATGAATATTTTAGTAAGTAAAGCCAAGGCTATCCTCACGTTGTTTTTTCTTCTTTTTCTTTGCCTCATAATTCTGAACTCCGATACCAAAGAATGCAGGAACCATAGATGTTAAGAGTCCTGTCGGTCCTTCTGTTTTATAGATTGCAGAAATATCTTGTAGATACAACGGGATTACATTTTTCACAGCTTCTCCTTCAATTGTGACTTCATTCCCAATAAGATCCTTTCCGGTCATTAAATTAACAATTGTGCCGGCTGTAGGTGAAAGTTTTGTCCTGGCAAATCGTGCGGCTACATCTCCTCTATTTTCGAATGGAAATTCTTTCCCATCAATTTTAATAATCTTTCCAGTACTTGTGCTCTTCCTTTCTGCTGTTGTAAGCTGTGTAATAAATCTCATCACTTGCGCGAATCCAGCCCAAATATCATATCGAGTGTTCCCAATCTTTATCTTTCCAAAGTCAGAGCTTCTTGGATCATGCTCAACATCTGCGCCGGCGGCACCGGCCAATGCCACGATCAATACTCCAAGGCCAGCGTAAGTAATAACATTTTTTAATGCCATTATACTTACCTCTTTGGGCATTTTAGCGTAAGTAACAGGATTCAATAAATTTACACGAGAAGCCAAATATCGTGGAGAGAAGAAAAAGCCATTCAATACAGTAGCCGCATTCTCAAGTGCTCCAAGATTCCCTCGGCCTGTGGCATTATTAATGAATGATGCCCATGCTTTATAAGCTTCAGGATTAGATGTTGGCGTGATTCCCTGCTCCATTAGACGATCTGCTCCGTTAGCAAAAACATCTACTCGTAATTTATTCAGGTATCCAGTATATGCACGTTCACTCCCCTTCACTAACCGGCCGATAACTGGAATTTTACTGGCAAAATTTGATATGAAATTCTCTTCTTTGGCCGTCAATTTTGTATTTGGTTCAGCCAAATACAATTTGCTTTGTTTCATTAAATCATATTCTGGAGTATCCCTTAACTTCAACAACCATTCATTAGCCTTCTTTTCAGAGAAAGCCTGTCTGAACATTTCTACAAAAGATTTTGCTCCGGCTTTTGGATGTGATGCTGATAGAAGAGCTCCTTGACGGAATGGTGCCGACATGTCTATCGATGCTAAAAGTGATTTCGGGATGTTCCACACATCAACTGCAGTATCCCATACCTTCTCACTCATTGGTCGATTAATACGACGAACCTTCTCTTGCTCTATATCAAATTGAGCTTTTATTTTATCTCGCTCAAGTCTTAATGCTATAGCCTCTTTATCCAGATCAATTGGCTTCTTTTTTACCGGAGGAGCAAAGTCTTTATTCTTTATCCGCTCTTCGTATTTACCAATGCTCTTCTGAATGGATTTTTTATAGTTGGCCAGCTTCTTCTTATCAGCTACACCGAGATCTTGCTCAAGCTGTTTGTAAGTAGCCTTTAGTTTATCGCGAGTCTCACGCAATGATTTTAATTCAGCGGTTTCAGTAGTCTTTGACTTTTCTTTTGGCTCAAAGTCTTTCTCTTTAATCCTTCGATCATATTCATCAATCGTTCTTTGAACTGCACTGATGGCATTGCGTGTTTTTTGTTCATCAGATATAGATTGCTTGCCTTCAGTTTCAGCTAATATTTTTTTCAATTCATCTCTACGTTCTTTCAGCGCATTAGCCTCAGCATCATATTCAATACCCTTCTTTTTAGGAGTTTTAGCGCCTGTTTCGATCTGATTTTGTAGATCGCTTATTTGGTTGGTTAGGCGAGATTTAACGCTATCTAACGAGTTTTTCCACGCTTTATCGATTTCTTCCTGATCTACAGGCAGGTCTTTCATGGCCTCCTTTATCTCACGCTGCATTCTGCGCTCTTGATCGGTAAGTTTGTCGCGTTGAAGCCCGCTGCGCAGTGGGCGTAATTTATTTTGGACATCCTCAAGTGCTGAAATTAATTTGCCAACACGTTTTATCTCACGAATTTTTACATTAATATCCTCTTGAGATAGAGTTCTGGTCTCTCCATATTTTGTGACCGCATCACGCACTTCTCGAAGCGTAACTTCTGGCAGTGTTTCTTTAATAATGGAATGTAAATTCTCCGTCAGTTCATTAATGTTATCAACTCCAGACTCTACAATTTGTCTGATGAGTGAATTAGGAATAATTAATTTTCCGTTTCTTATGGATGCAGATTTTATTTTACCTCCTTCTTCACTTGGTACCAATTTCTCAATACCAGGCTGAACCATATTCCTGAACTCATCCTCATTAAAATCATCGCCACGGTAATGCTCATTGATATAATCAATACCGGCCTGAATTGCAGTAGCTACATCAGCACCGGCCAGCACTGCTTTACGCATCACCTCAACTGATCCATTCCATACAGCCTCGCCAATTACTTGAGTGATGGAATTTAATTTGTTAGGATCATTCTTAACTTTTAAAGAATCGAAGAAACTATCAATCTTTTCTTTCTTCGCTTTAGCGGACTGAATTCTTTTTTCTTTTTGTGCTTGTAGGTCTTGGCGAATGTTTTGGAGATGTTCTTTAGATGATGACTTACTTGATGTTTCTTCTAACGCCTTAATCTTATCATTAGCTTCTTTTAATTGTTTACCAAGTTCAGTGAATTTAGTCTCAACTTCTGGAGATATTTTACCATTGTTTACCTCCTTATATTTTTTGATTTGATAATCTGCCTTGTATCCAAAATCAGATGAACGATAAACTTCTTGTAATGCAGAAATGAATCGGCCACCGGACCTAGCTTTCTTGTCAAACTCATCAACCAATTCTGTTTGAAGATCAGTAAGTTCTTTTACTTGTTCTGGAGTTTTAGCTTGAGATAATTTTTCTCCGATATTATCAATAGCTTTTGCCCATACAAAAGCAGCGGCACCATCATCCACTTCACTCTTACGAACTGCTTCAACAGCATTTTCTACTCCGACATCTTTAATGAAATTGGATGCTGCTTTTTCAGCGGAAGCATGAGACTCTACTTCGTAGTTCAGTCCATGTTTCTCGATGGATGATTTTACTTGCTCATCAGTTGTTCCTTCGTAAGCACGATTGAGTAATGATTTTTTATTTACTTCTTTCCCTTGTGGGCCATTGCCTCCATCTTCTCCTTTCCGTACTTTTTCATTCCTATTGAGGCCGCTACCGCGCCCGGATTCTTTACTCCCTTCTCTTTGCTGAGTTTGTCCTTCAGTTCCTTGAACCGTGTCCCCGATCCCAGCTTCGCTTTGTTGCTGTGTACTTTCATTTTGATTTAAATTACTTTGTTGCTTCTCACCTTCATTTTGGACTTCTCCTTCTTGGGTTTGTCCTTGATCATTCGTTGGTACAAACTCTTCTTGTCCGACACTTTCTCCGGAAGAACCTTGCCCTTGCTGGCTTGGTTCCACTCCTCCACGTTCACTCCTTTGGCCTCCAGTTCCTTCCTGTGGAGGTTGAAGTAGGCTCGTTGCTTGGCGCTCTTGTACGGCATTTTCCTCTAAATTAGATGTTGTTGGTAATTGATCAGTAATAGTATTTGAACCCTTTGGAGTTTCTTCAATAGATTTCTCCGTGGCAACCGTAGCCTCATCGGCTTGCTGAACTCTTGTATCGATTATATCTGCTGCATGCTCAATGGATGGAGTGTCAGTAGATGTTATATTATCTGTTTGTTCTTTTACTAAATCAGGAGTTCGCTGCGCATTTTGTTCTGGTGATAAATTAATTTTAGAGGTAGCGCCTATTACACCACCTCCAATAATACCACCAACGGCACTTGTTGCTATCCTCCAAGCATCAGGGTGATATTCTGTGTCGGCACCTTTTGCAGCACCTACTTCTTCAAGTTCACCCTGAGCAACCTCAGTAATAGCTTCTGGCGCTGCACCGCGAACAAATCCTTTCGCAAAATTCTTTACTACACTTTCTGTAAGTTGTTTGCCAGCGGCCTTCTTAAACATACCAACCAAATTAATCTCACTGGCGGCATCTAATGTTCCGGCTAATACTGCAAGAGCCTGACCTTCGGCTGGTTTATCAAGACCTTGTTTAATAACCTCTTCACGGCTGATGCCTTTATCTTCAGCAATCAAATCAAGTTGGCGATCGTAAACCGCAGATGACTCCGATATGATAGATCCAATCGGACCACCAACAATTGTGGTTGGGGCACGATATAAAGCTTGCCCAATCATATTTCCGGCAAAGTTTAAGAAGTCAGTAGCTCCATGCACATCTTGAAGGCCCTGAATTGTGCCATCTAATTTTTGATTGGCCTCAATATTTTGTTCTTGGATATTTTTTTCGAAACCAATTCTTTGCTCTATATTTTTGACTTTGAATTTATCTTGCAATTGAGCGAATCCTTTTGCTCCAAGTTTCTCAGTTAAGAATATTTTAGCCCGTTCATTAATTGATTTGCTGGATACATCACTTCCTTGTTTAAGATTCCATTCTGTGAAATCATCAATTGAAGTTCCTTTGGGAAGATTTTTTGCAAATTCATCACCACCAAAAGCATTCAGATCACTCCGCTTATCATATAAGTCTCCGAATTCTCCTTTGCTCATACGAAGACGTTGAGCATAATATTCTTTAGGTAGTTGGTCGGCCAGTCCACTATGAATTGTTTTAACTAAATCCTCGACAATTGGGATCTTAAATAATTCAGGATTCTCTTTAGTAACAAATTGCTTTGTCGCTCTGCGCTGGCTTTCTTCGAATTGTTCTTGTTGAGGAGTTTTAGGAACGACAGCTTTGGCTAAAATTTGTTTTTGCTCATCGCTTAACTGAATATTTGGCGTATTCTTTCCAGAAGGCTCTCCAAGACCTTCTGAGCCGCTCGAAGAAACTGATAGGTCTTCTTGATCTTTTTTTTTTACAGGCTTAGATGGAATACCATCTGTTGGAGGAGTCCATCCTTGACTTTGCTCAACATGATTATCTTCTGCCGGTATTGTGCTGGCATTAATACCATCTACTGGAGGAGTCCATCCTTTTACCTGCTTTCCCATTTATTTTTTAATCCAGTTAATACCATCAGGACCCATCAAACTCTCTCCCGATTTAAGCGTGCTCCATTTTGCATTAAAATCTTCGGGAGTAATAGGTTTTACTTTTGTTTTCTTCTGTCCCTTCACCGGCTCAGATTTAAATCCAGTCTCAACTGCTTTATTATAACGTTCCTTATAAGCAGCCTGAACTTTACGCATATCATCATTATGATACTCAGGATTTTTAAGATCAAGACCTTGAGTGATGGCTTTCACGTTTGCTAAGTCCGTATCAGAAGCTTGAACCAACTCATTTACTTGAACCCCATTAATACCTGCACGACTTGCCGCCAATGATATTTCTCCATCTTCAACCCCGGCGCCAACCATTGATTTAAGAGTCTTTACTTTCTCAAGATTTGCTTCCTGCACAGCAATTTCATCAGCATCATTTTTATTTTGAGCTTCATAAATTTTTTGCTGTATAGATTGTTCTTGGTTATTAGCCGCATTCAAAATGTTGGCCTTATTCACCGTATATCCTTGAAGAGCAATTTTTAATTCAGGTTGTAATTTATATTTTCCTTTTGGATCAAAATACTCTAACGGCATCCGATTGATATAATCAACCATCTCATTTGAGTTATTCCCATGTAAGAGCATAGGAGCGCCATCCTGTTTGAAAGCCTGTAATTGATATCCAGTCAAATTGAAATCAACATTACCAATCTTGCTTTTATTCGTTGTGCCTGTATTAATATCAGTCCTAATAGGATTGGTAGAGCTAAATACTATTGGCTTACCACTTTTTTGAAATATTACACCTCCTGCGCCAGGGTTGGATGTTGGAGTTACATCTGATCCAAGTAAAGAAGATTGTACTTTAGAATTATTAAAAGAGTAGCTATGAACAATATTTGGATTCTTAAATAGTCCTCCAGAGGTGTCCTTATCTGCTTTATAATCAACTGAAACTTTAGAGTTTATTCTGTCAGCCTCAGCTAAATCAGCCTTCGCTAAATCTCTTTTCCGTACACCGAAATCTTGGCTATTAATAATATTCTTTGATGGATCATTAATCAATTCATTCTTGATATCCTCATCACTTTTACCTTTCATCCAAGATGTTCTACTATCTCCGCTGGCCTTCATTTTGGCTATTTCGGAAGACAATTGATCGCCAACTTTTCTAGTAAAATATTGATCAACTCGACCCTGTGGATCACTTTTTAAATAATCAATTGCATGCTCATTTGTAACACCAAGTTTACCGGTGGATGTATCCCAAAATGTTCCTTGCGAAAATTTACTTTTGGTTACATTATCATTACCATATTCTTCAATTTTTGACTTTTCACCTTTATTTTTTACATAATCAGCCCGATAGTTTGAATATTTAAAAGAATCAACTCCACCTAATGTTTTTTCTGCCTGATTAAGCCGTTCGCCACGAGTGAGAAAATTCACATCATTATTCTCCCCATTAACAGCAATCTTTAATTTATTGCTATCGATGGTACCGTCATAATAAGGATCTTTTGCATCGCGTGATGCTATGTCAGCTTGCAGTGCTTTTGTTTTCTCAAGTTGTATCTGGCTTAATTGCTGATATCCTTTACCCTGATTCATCAGATCAGATGTCTCATTGGTTATCTTACCGGTATGGAAAATATCTTGTTTGCCACGATCAACGACATGATTTGCAAATTCAGTTAATATTTTCTGATCATTTTCAAATTTACCTTGAGATAGATCATAAGTAAATTGATCGGCATTGATCTGTTTTTGTTTATGCTGTAGAGCTAAATTTTGAAATAGATGAGACACAGCTTGAGTGGATGCATCCAGGAAATGACTCGTGTCCGGAGCTTCATATTGTTTTTCGTAATGAAATTCTCTGTATGCCATTTTTTATTATCCTTTACTTCCCATCGATGAACCCGCAAATGCAGATGATGAAGATATCGCTGTGGATGACGCTGAATCTGCGGCCTTCGCAGACATTTCTCTCCTAGCTTTAATTTCGTCACGTAATGCCGCAATCTTCATTTGATATGGCATATTCGAATTGTAGTTCCATGCTTTATCTTTTTCATCAATCATTTGATTATTGACATTATAAAGCTGTCCTACTTTTTGATTTTGAATTTGAGCCTCATCATTACCCAATCCGCGTATGGTGTTATTTTTATTCGTATTAATGGCAGCTATCGTACTCAATAAATCAGAGGTGCTACTGGATACTTGTTGGGCCCTGCCCGCATCATTTGCGGCATCCTGTTCAACCGTCTTTTGCTGACCCATAATGGATCGATCCCTACCAAAAGCCTGTCCTTCAGCTATATTTTTATTTTGATATGCCTCATCAGAAATCTTATATTTTGGAGCATTATTAATGGCATCATTCTCCGCTTTTTGAGCTTTCTTTGCCTTATTAGCATTATGTGCTGATTGATAAACTTGATAGGTTAACGCTGCTGACGCAACCCCCGCTGCTACCCAAGTCATATTTATAGTTTTAAGATGTTAATAAATCCTTTACTTTAATCTGTTCTATTATCTTATCGATGTAAGGATTGTGTCTTTTCTCGATTATCCTTTCTTCGATCTGATCAACATTTTCTCCATCAACACAAGCATGTACCGTGGTCCATACAACATCTGTATGGCAAAATAACAATCTCCTTGTCCCCGGTTTGGTAATACCAGTATGAGGAGCCGTGATTAATACCTCTTCCTCCTCAGTCATTACCGACACTGTTCCTTTTGATATTATAAAAGGATGTTCAGTATTGTGTATTTTAGAGACAATACAAGATCCGGCTGGCATGTAAATCTCTCTAATGTACAATCCTGGAGTAAATATATGCTTCAATGGAGGATTTATTGATGAATCACTTGATTTCATTAACGCCTCCATTTGATCCAATGTGTCATGGAAGTCTGCTATCTTATTAACCTCTAATGTGATGTTTTCTATAAGTTCCATGTCACGAATTTAAGCATTTATTGGCGACTCGATATAACCTGCCATTGAGGAATGTAATAATGTCAAATAAACAACGTCCGGATCAAGCTTGAGCAATACTTGGATAGCTTTTGACCTCACCTTATTACCATTAACAATCGGGTCTAAAATATTGGGAGTATTAATATCTCCTTTTATCGCTGCCCAATAAGTATCTTCTCTTGGCTCAAATTGATCAAGCGTTATCCTGCTTTGAATTAATGGGCTCAACCCGCGATATTCTGATAAAATACGCTCCACAGACCATTTATTTGTGGCTAAAATTGTGATAGTCTGCCAATGTTTAACATCAAAATACTCGCTATTAAACACAGGTTCTACCTTAGAATCATATTTGGTACCATAAAAAGTATTGTAGGTGCTGGATGTTTCGTGCAAATACAATAATCCTCCCTTCATGCTTACCAATTGGTTGTTCATTCTGCCAAACATCTCGGGTTCGTAGCTATGAATTGATTTCCATCCAGTATCCTTTTCACTGAACATAGATCCTTTGTATGTATCATAGTTGCGGAAGGTAGACGGTAAGGAACTATGGTTTATAAACGTCACCAACTCATCGTTAAATGAATCAAAAGAACTGATAACAAGCGGAGGAGTGCTGGTTAAATATTTTGTAATCAAAAGATTGCTTATCTCGCGATACCAATTCCTCATTTTATAGTCAGAAATGGCAGTTAATCCGTCTCGGCCATATCTAACCCACGATCCTTTAATGGCATTCCACCAGTAAACACGGCCAGCGTATAAAGAAACGCTCTCAGGATTTAAAGTTCCTTGTGATCCCAGAAGGGTATTATAGCTTCCTAAAACCTGATTACTGAGACTTACCTGAGTATTGCCGCCGAGATCTTCAATGGTAGTCCGGTTAACATAAATGCTCCATGCTTCACGTTCGCCTATGGCCAGCAATATACTCCCAACACTTTCTACTTGTGCATTCGCGGTATTTACAAGGTTTCTGATCCTTCCATATTCTGACGGATAAATAAACTGGTCTGCTGCGCGATACCGATTAAGCTGGTTAATTAAAGATTGCTCAATAATTTTACCTCCAAATCTACACTGAGTGGTGAAGAAAATAACTGGAGGAATGTCTCTATAAGAAACTGTTGCCCTGCCGTTATACCTATCCCAATAATCGTAATTGAAATTAGGATCTGGATTCATGCTAATAGCTGTTGTCCCTTTTATTGTTCCTCCTCCATATCCAGCAAGTGTATCTCGATAAATATCTCGCCCAAAAGCCAGCACATCGGCATAATAAAAAGGAAGCTTATTGAAGATATGCCACGGACCAACATCTGTTCCGGTTACCGAGGTGTTATCTACATAAGTCCAGTCCCTTTTTGAGAAATTTCTACTTGCATGACCAGGGAACAGTATCGGATAAACTTCTCCTGTTTCATATAATATAGCATCATTCTCATTTGGCACTTTAGGTGTATAAACCTCAATCTGAAAATCAGATGGACCGGTAGATGTAGTATCTGGCAACCATAATAAATCTTTTGGTCTTTCAATCAGAAGGCCTTTACCCGTGAATGCTATAATAGGAACGTCATAAGTTTTTTTATCTGCCGTCAGGGGAGTTGCTACAGCACTTCCTAAAAATCTTACTCGATCGCCATTTCTGAAATTGTAATAAAGTTTGTTGATCGTTGGTTGATCCTGTGTGGCAGAAATTTTAGCCGCATTGTACCAATTATTAATATCGATCATTATTCGGCTACAGTCGGATAGGGTCGTTGTATTTGTAACCTTATAAATCTCAGCCGTCAAATCTCCTTTTATAGGATTGTGACGGAGGGTTTCATTTAAACTTTTATTTGATAAAGCAAGTTCTGGAGCCCCACCCGTATATTTCGTTATTGTAGTGGCGAACGTTTCATTATTTCTTAAAAAATTATTGAATTGATCTTTCTTCGCGCTTGCATTCCTGGCATTAATCTCATTTTGAATAGCCTGCTTTGTAAAGTCTGCTGCCTCATAGCTTGATACAGTTTTGCTATTGGCAAAATGATCTCGAATGACTTGTTTTACATTATCTGGAATAGATATTCTATCTAGAATTACATCTACGGAATCAATTAACGGAATGAATTGATTCACAATACCAAGCATAAACATATCAATAGTCAATGCGTTAGTTCGCATGATTTGATAAGCAACGGCCCAATCTGGCGGCTTTACTGCGGCATCTATTTTAAAATTAAAAGCAAGAATTCTTTGGATAGCAACATCTGTAGCTGTGAACTGAAATACATCTGTTGTAACACCTAAGCTTCTCCAT